CTCAGGGACTCAACCCGCAAGACGCGATTACTCACGTCGCCCAGACTGCGAACCTGGCGTCGAGTTACGAAGCCATCTACTACCCCTGGATTCAGGCTGTGGATGTTCGCACGGGTCTCTCTGAGTCGTTCCCACCCAGTGGGTTCGTTCAGGGCGTCATCGCTCGCACGCACCAGACGCGGAACTTCGGCAAGGCGCCTGCGGGCATCACTGATGGACGAGTCAATGGAGCGACGGGCGTCGACTTCGAGGTCAAGCAAAGCAGCTACGACTTGCTCTACCCCAAGAACATCAACGCGATTCAGCGGTTCGAAGGTGCAGGCATCTCGGTCTTCGGCTCGCGTACGCTCGACCCGATTGGCGACTTCCGTCAAATCAGCGTTCGGTTCGTGTTCCTCTTCGTCCGCCGTGACTTCGAGGTTCGTACCCGCTTCGCTACTTTCGAGAACAACACCCCGACGACGCGAGGCCGCGTAACGCGCACCACTCGGAGCGCACTGCGTGAACTTCGTGAAGCGGAGATTCTGGAAGGCGAGAACGATGACGAAGCGTTCTTCGTTGTCTGCGACGAGACCAACAACACAGCGTTGGTTCGAAAGCAGGGCAAGCTGAAGTGTCGTGTCGGTATGGCTGTCGCGAACCCTTCGGAGTTCATCGAAATCACCCTGGAACAAGACACACGAGCTATCGACGCGGAACTCGCCGCATCGTAAAGGAGCATGAAGAATGGCAAGGGCAGCGATTGAAGACCCTTTGAAGGTCTTTCGGTACCGTATCGAAATCGATGACGTCTCACGCGCAGGCTTCACAGAGGTCACTGGCCTCTCTCGTGACACGGACGTCACTGAGTACCGCGAAGGTGGTATGAATGAGACTCCGCAGAAGTCGGCGGGCCTTTCGAAGTTCCCTGACATCACCCTCAAGCGTGGCCAGATTGTTGGTTCCACCCGTGGAGGAGATGATGACCTAATCAACTGGGTCAATCAGGTACATTCGGTGAGCACTGGCGGAAACGCAGCACAGTATCGCCGAGACTTCGACGTCGTTCAGTACAACGCATTGAACCAAGAGGTTCGTCGGTGGCGCGTCAACAACGCCTTCCCGAAGACCTTCAAGCCAATGTCGGACATGAACGGCACGAGCAGCGAGAACTCCTACGAGGAGATTGTCGTTGCTTACGAAGGTTTCGAGCCCAGCTCGTAATCGATGGTAAGCTAGGGATAGGTGGGGGCCACACGGCCCCTGCCGCCCTTTCACAGTAACGGAGAAAGCAATGGACACAGATATTCTGCCGCTGATTGGCGGCGTCGTAAAAGATGGCAAGCTCTACACCAAGGTAGAGATGCGCGAAATGACGGGTGTCGAAGAGGACATCCTGGCAGACGCTCGAAAGGCTCAGGACGGCAGTGGGGACCTCCTCAAGTCGACCAGCGCGAGAATGACCGAAGTCATGTCTCGATGCACTGTTCGTCTCCTCGACGACGATGGAGAGCCAGCGTTGGAGCGCCCTGAAGAGGTAGGTGAGGCTCCTCGGTACTTTGAGGAGATGTGGGACAACGCCTACGTCGGCGACCGTGGCCTTGCCACAGTGTTTCTGAGGAGATTGTCACTCGGCGACAAGTACGTCTTCGGGATGACGTGCGGTAAGTGCAAGCATCACATGCCTCGCTGCTCGGTTGACCTTTCCAAACTGGAAACCCGACCGTTCTTCCCTAATGAGGACAAGGAATTTGACCGGACTACCCCTCTCATCAACGGTGGAGGTTCGTTCGACACGCCCAAGAAGCAGCGCGTCAAGTACAAGTTCCTCAAGGGCAAAGACGAAGAGGGCATGCAGAAGCTCGCGGAGGAGCGCAAGGACGCACTCGTTACCGCTCTTATCTTCTCCCAGATTGAGGCCATCAATGGTGAGCCTGTGAAGTGGGGAGACCTCAAAAAGCTCTCTTCTCGGGAGCGAGCGTTCATCCGTGACAAGATGGACCAGATTACGGGTGGCCTTGACCTAACGATTGAGGTCACTTGTGACAAGTGTGGGTTTGATTCGAAAGAAAGGATGAATGTAGGGGACAAATCTTTTTTCTTCCCATCGGAGACATAATCGAGCTGGAGTCGGACCTCTTCAACCTCGCCGAAGCGTGGGGTGGGAGTCCCGACAACTACTTAGGCTTGAGTGTCTCCAGAAGAAAAAGGGCCGTGCGGTGGAAGACGGAAGTCACTGCTTCACGAAAACGAGCACACGCTGCTCAAACTGAAGATGGGTCCGACCCAAGTTTCAACGTACAAGAGTTCGCTACAATCGTCTGGAAAACGCCACTAGGTGAAGGCATAAAGTAAAGGGTTTCATTGTGAGCAATTCATCGTCAGTGCTGGATTTGATTCTGAACATTTCCGTCACTGGCGATGGAACAGAGAAGGTCGGCGGTTTCGTAGACAAGCTCAAGTCTATTGCTGGCGATGCAGGCGGTGGCGCTCTCGGTAAATCAATCGAGGGCGTCACGAACGGCTGGGACGCGATTGGCGGCAAGATGGGCGGGGCGCTGATGACGATGGACGCCATCAATGGAGCCGCCGCTCACATGGTGCAACTCCTCGACAACGTGGCGGACGTTGGACGGGGAATGATGGACTGGGGCATCGGAGGGCTTGAGACGCTCTTTGGGATGCCGATGGAGCTACTCGGAGCGACCCAACAGTTGGAGTCTGGGTTCCTCCGAATGAAGGCTCTGTCACAGGGTAACGAGGAAGCCGCGCGAGCGGCTATGCGCGCGTCAGAGATGATGGTGCGTTACACCCCGTACCAGGAGCACCAAATCATGGGCCTCGCGACTGCGCTCAAGGCAGGCAAGGTTCAAATTGATGCGTTTAAGAACGCACAGGGTGAGGCAATCACTCTCGGTGAGATTCAAGCGAACGGACTGGCGAAGGTCGACAAACAGGCCATGCTCCTTGCGCGCAACATGGAAGTGAGCCCCATCTCCGTCATGGCGGACCTCGCGGCGTCGTTCGGACAGACGGGCGTCCAGATGGATGCGTTTGTTCGTGGTGTCGAGCGCGCACTTGCCACAGGTAACGTGACTCTCCTGCGCGACCAGTTGCCTCACGAAGTTCTCCAACAGGTGTTCGGCGGTACAGGTAAGTTGACCAAAGATGGTTCGGAAATCATCGATGACATGTACAAGTACCTGCTCAAAAAGAACCAAATCGGTATGGCAGCCGCAGCGTCTGCGACGTTTGGCGGTATCATGTCGAACCTCGAAGAGATGCCGATGCTTCTCTCGAAGGCGATTGTGGGCGACCCGTCGAGCCCTGACTCCCTCTACGCACAGCTTCGTGACCAACTCGGTACCGCTGTCGGTTCGTTGGCGGACATCATCTCTGACCCAGAGTGGCAGGAAGGGATTCGTCAAGGCATCGGTCCCATCGTGAAGATGATTGGTAACCTGACCGCACAGTTCGCGAAGGGCGTTGCTGTCGTCGTCGAGTTCCTCGGGAAACACCCGTTCATCGTCAAGATTGGTCTGGCGTTGTTCGCCGTAGCGTCCGCAGCCGCCCTGTTTGGTGGGGCCATGTTGGTGGTGGGTGCGACTCTCGCGACTGCCGTAGTGAGCGTTGTCGCTATGGCGGCTTCTGCTGCTGTTGCGGCGGTAGCGTTCAAGTTGTTCGCGGCGACGATGTGGGCAGCGGTTGCTCCCATGTTGATTATCGCGCTCAAGGCCATTGCGATTGCGGCGGCGGTCGGACTGGTGGTGGTCGCAGTTGCTGCACTCACAGCCGGTCTCGCCTACCTCTGGTACAAGTTCGGTGGCGGAAGCGAAGTCATCCAGAACACCCTGACTCTGTTTGGCGCTCTCTGGGAGGCCCTACAGAATTGGGGTGACGGAGTGACCAGTATCTCTGAGGACACCGCGTTCGCTCTCAAGAAGGGCGGAATGCTCGGCTGGTTCTCAAAGATGGTCCGTTGGATTCAAGAGGGGAAGAACTGGTGGGACAGCTTCAGCAACTCAGTCATCTACCACGCACAGCGCGCCTGGTATGACACACTCCTTCCGGCGTTCAAGGCTGTCGGTCGCGCTCTCGGTGACCTGTGGCACGCGGGTAAGATTTTCGCGGCGACACTCGGACTCATCCAGGTCGAGACTGCGAACGTGAACAACGAGTTCGACATCAGTTACGCTGGCGAGTTCTTCGGCACCATGATTGAGATGGCCGCTGAGGGTGTGGCGATGTTCGCGGCTCTACTCCGTCACTTCATCGGATTCGTTCGGGGAGGTATCGAGTGGGGAGCCAAGTTCGCAGACCTCATCGACTGGGCAATCATCCAACCGGCGAAGGACGCGATGGCGGTGTTCGAAGCGGCGAAGGCTGCGGCTGAGGGTGACTTCACTGCGGGCAAGCTCATCATGATGGACCGTGCGGAGGAGAAGACGATGCATCGGTCACCAAGCGAGATGGCAGGTGAGACGCTTGCGAAGCTCCAGTCCGTCGAGGACAAGCTCGCAGGACAGATTTGGGGTCCTGGCGACCGTGAACCTCACCCGATGGACAGCGACCCAATGTTTGGTGGTGGCGGTGCCGGTATCGCAGGCATTCAGCACTCCACCAAAGCGCAGATTAACAATAAGACCGAAGTCACTTTGGAGCTTGACGGCGAAGTCCTTACTAAGAAGGTCATCGAAAACGTCAAGGAGACTGGTGAACTGAACTACGAGACGTAAGCCATGGCCTTCGGAGAAACCCCCACACCTACTCGCGGACACATCACGGTTCCTGACCGTGGCTTGTCCCAAGGGTTCATGTTCAATCCGGCAAACGTGTCGGACAACAAAGGCGTGAACTACGGAACTGTGAACGTTCCCGGCGCGAGTCATCCCGTCTACCAGTATGGCTCTGGCGGGGAGCGCATCATCTCGTTCCAAATCTACCTCGATGGAGACCGTGGTCGGTTCGGACGCGAAGAGACAGGACGTCAGACGCTCAGCATCCGCAACGACATCAACTTCTACCAGTCGCTCCTCTACCCTGCGGAGTTCGATACTCTCGGGTTTGAGGCTGTGTACCCTCCCATCGTGCTCTTCACCTTCGGGCCGATGTTCAACAACATCCCGTGCATCGTGAAGGCTGCACCCTACACCGTGACGTACTGGACTCCTGGTCTGGAACCCGTACGCGCTACCATTAACCTAACGCTAGGCGAGCAAGTCGAAGAGAGTCAGACTGCGGACCAGCGGTACATCATCGACGCGGACCTCTGATATGGCTATTCGAACAGGAAGTCGTTTGCTGCAAACGGTGGTCGTTCAACCCAGGGACGGACTCACCGGAGAACCCAATGCGCCCGCGTTCGTCGACATTCGTCCACAGATTCGGGACTTCGCGTTGGATGACCGACTCATCCACTACGACAACTTCGGCGAGTGGTCGAATCTCGGACTGAAGTACCTGCTTGGCGCAGAGTACTGGTGGGCTATTGCGGACTTGTCTGGCGTGGTTGACCCATTCAACGAACTCACTCAGGACGCGAAACTTCGCGCACCTACTGTTGAACGCTTCCAGTTCGACATGCTGCCGGGAGACATTGTGTAATGCCCGTCATCAGTCGTTACACCCAGGTCTACGCACCCAGGTTCTCCCTCGAAATCGATGGTGAGAATGCGGCTGATATTGCGCGTGATGTGAAGCAGTTCTCTTACTCCGACGATGAGGACAAGAGCGACGAACTGACTCTCATCCTCGTGAACAAAGGACTGAAGTATATCGACGACCCGCGCTTCGAGGAAGGAATCACGATGCGTGCTCGATGGGGCTACCCAGGGGACGTGTCAGAAGTGATGCAGTGCGTTTTGTCAAAGGCCAAGCCTGGCTTTCCGCAGAACGGTATTCCCACGATGATTGTCAAGGGATTCGACCTCAGTCGTGAGATGCATCGAGGAGGCAACCCTCAGAACTGGGGCTCTGTTCAGTCGAGTGATGTGGCGCGAGGTATTGCGGACAGGTACTCATTGAACACGGACATTGAGGACTCGGACGACGAACGCTCCGACAGCCGCATCCAAGCTGCCGGTATCACGGACATCCAGTACCTCAAACAGTTGGCAGACCAGATTAACTGGGACGTCTACGTTGAGGGCTCGACTCTTCACTTCCATCCGAAGAGGTACGACGCGCGTCCTAAGTTTGAGTTCACTTACTACAGCAGCAAAGTGGGCACATTGTTGGACTTCAATCCGAACGTGAAGATGACCAAGCAGGCCAGGACTGGCAAAGCTGGCGCTGACACGAAGTCAGGCGAGTCTTCCGGGTCCGAGAACAAGGAAGGTGATTCTGATGGGAGTCCCAACGCATCGCTCGGTGACTTCCTCATCGATACCAACTCGGGCGAGTTCTCTGGACGTACGAAGGGGTCTGGTTCCAACTCTAACCAGTCGAGGCCGAACCCTGCGGCAGGTGAGCCGTGGTCGCTCATCGGAAACACCGCGTACTTCAAGATGAAGGCCATCGAGCAGCAGGTACTCTCACTCAACTCACCGGAGAAGAGCGAGAAGGTACGCAACAAGCACTCGGCTGCGGCTCAGGCGAAGATTGACATGAACGCGGTTGAAGCGAGTGCGACCATGATTGGGACGCCTCAGCTTCGCGCTAAGCAGAACATCACGCTCAAGGGTGTCGGTAAACGGTACTCTGGAATCTGGCGAGTGAAGAAGTCAACTCACACAATTATGCCAGAGAGCAACATCTACACCGTCGCTTGTACTCTCACCCGTAACGCTCTCTCGAAGGGCAAGAAGGGGAACAGCGGCGAAAACAAGTCAAACAATAAGTCAGCATCACAGAACGGGTCGGAGTCGAGCGCACGTCAAGTCAACGTCGACACCAACACTGGTTCTTTCTCAGGATTCTCATGAACGACGGACCTTTCAACCCATACGCACCTCCAAAGGCAGGTGGACGCAAGTACTTCGGAAAGTACAAGGGATTCGTGCGTCGAAACAACGACCCGGAAGGGCGCAGTCGCATTCGTTGTTTCTGCCCAGGTGTTATGGGTCCCACAGACGCGGACAGTCATTGGTTGGGATGGGCTGACGGGAACTTCCCGTGGCTTGGCGGGATTCACACTGCGGAGATGGGTCCTCCATTCACGAAGGACGAACAAGTCGAAGCTGAGGGCAAAGAGTACTTCGGTGTGTGGCTTGAGTTCGAAGACGGAAACCCTGACCACCCCATCTGGTGTGGGACGTTTATGATTGCTCGCACTGACGAGGACGCAGACCAGCTCGGTACGTCTGGCGGCGATTCGGTCCCTGGAGGTGGAGTGCTCGGTAACCCGACTCTGCCCGATGATGTGGAGGCAGGCCCTCTCGACCCTATCAAGGCAGAGATTACGAACGAGATTCGTTTGCGCGCTCCCAAGAACAGGGACATCGTTCTCGTTGTTGAGGGTGGTGGAGCTATGCTTCTCGGCCCGAGCGGCGCTCACATCACCGGGATTCAACTCACCCTCAATGGGAAACACATCTTCGCTACGGTCGGCGACTACACGGGAGCGGTAGGGTAATGGCTCGCGTAGTTTGCATGAAGATTCCTGAGCCGCCGACGCTGCTCAACATCACCATCCCCGTCATTGGTGACCTGAGTGGTGTAACTGACGTGGCGTTGAAGGCGTACAACGCTTGCGAGGACGCTCGTGCGTTCATCCAGAGCATTCAACCGGCGTTGGGAGCGTTCAGTCTTCCTCTGTGCATCCTGGGGTGCGTCATCTCCATCACTGAGGTGTTCACCGACGACTTCCCGTTCGTGGACCCAGTGGCTTTGCCTGCGATGATTGAGGCGTGCAGTTGTCTCGTCTCGTGGACCCCGTTTAGTTTCTGCAAAACTCTCAAAGACCTCATCATTGCTCTGTTGAGGTTGATGAGATGTATTCTCGGACTCATCGGAGACATCGTGGCGCTCGAAGCCAGATTGGCAGCGCTCGCGAACCTCGATTTGGACAGCACACTGTTGGCTTGCCTCACGGACCAGCAGAAGGCCCTTCTAAACACCGTCATTTCCTCGTTCGGTCCTTTCTCCAAGTTTTTTGATAGCATCGAGTTCCTGTTCACCTTCGTCGGTGTGCCCTTCCAGTCTTTGGGTAGCATCGCAGGCGACAACACTGCTGAAGTTGTGCAGGCAATCAACGCGGTCATTAAGGTTCTTGAGGAGATTTTCGAAGCAATCAGTTTGGTGTGCCCATGACGACTTCCCCATCAATTCTCGGTCTCGGTTTCGCGTACCCCTTCAGGCTCAACGCCAATAGGGCGAAGCCTCTCTTCCTCTCTGAGGAGGAGTTGGTGCGTTCCGACATGCACGCCTTACTGAACACTGATATTAAGGAACGCCCCTTCCTGGTGCGGAACGGCGTCCCCTTTGGTACCCGTATTCCTGGTCTTCTTTTTGACAACTCCACGACAGCCAAAGACACGGCGGTGTACGACGCCACGCGAAGTCTCAACACTTGGGAACCTCGTATCGTCCTTCTTCAGGTGACGGGCTCTGTTCAGTCTGAGGGAGGCGGCAAAAACAACTTGGTCATCGTGGACGTTATGTTCAGGTACAGAGCGACAAATAGGTTGGACAACTTCGTCAACCCATATCGAATCAACCCACTACCAGCTAACACTGACATCGTAGTGAGCGCAGGAGTTACCGGATAATGGCAGCAGGAGACGAAAACAGCCCCGTATTCGATTTCACCTCGATGGACTTTGCGTCCATGCGAGATGACTTGATTCGGTACGCTCAGCAGATTTTCACCGAGGAAGTCTGGACGGATTTCAACGACTCGAATGAAGGCACTCGCCTCATCGAGTTGAAGTCGTATGCGACGGACCTTCTGTCGTACAACCAGAACGCTCGCGTGCGTGAGACGGTTGTGGCTTCACTCATCCGTCGTCAGAACTTCATCAACGCATCCAAGACGTACGACTTCGTTCTCAAGAGCGCAGCCCCGTCGACCACCGTATTGGAGTTCGGCATCGACCCGGCGTTCACTCCATTCGTGCTTCCCTCGACGTTCAAGGTGTCGGATGCGGACCAAGTTATTTTCCAACCCGATGCGGACGTGAATGTTCCGGGTGCGGCGACTTCGATTCAGGTAGCCGCTACTCAAGGTGACGAGCAGTCGAACGAAGCCCTCGCGTTCTCCAATGGCGAGACGTTCCAGGTGTATCAACTCGCACAGCAGCCGCTCATCGACGACACCCTCATCCTCACCGTCAATGGCGTTCAATGGGAACAAATCGTCAACTTCATTGAGGCTGGGCCTACTGACGAAGTGTACCGAATTGAAACGGATGAGGATGACATCACCACCATCGAGTTCGGTGACGGAGTGAACGGCAAGGTTCCTCCCATCACGCAGCCCATCGTGGCAACCTACAAGACGGGCGGCGGTGACCAAGGAAACCTACCCATTGGGACCATCACGCGCTTGGTGTCCAGCCTCGCTGGTGTGAACTCAGTAACGAACGTGACTGCTGCAACAGGCGGCGGCCCTCGTCAGTCGCTCACGAGCGCGAAGCGTCTCCTCCCTCTGAGTATCAAAGCGAATCAGCGGGCGGTGACCCTTCAGGACTACGCGACTCATGCTGCGCAGAACATCGCTGGCGTCTTGAAAGCAAAGGGCGTTGCGGGGTTGTTTGAGGCTGGCGGTTCGCCCGTCATCCTCTTCACTGTTCCCAATGGCGGGGGTGACGTGTCTCAGACTCTCGCGAGTCAGATTGTTGCGTACTTCCGAAGTGGTGCTGGTACCGAAGATGGAGAGCCAGTCGGTCTGGCAGGCAAGCGTGTCGTTCCGCGTACGGCGGCGTATGTTCGTTTGAGTGTGGAGATTGAGGTCTACGTTCGGCCAGGCTCCAATGCTGATGCCACGGGTGAGCGTGTCTCAAACATCTACCTCAATAGGTACAGTCTTGAGAACGTGGACTTCGCTGACGCCTTCGATTTGCAGGATGCGTACAACACAGCGGACCCCGTGGAAAAGAGAATCAACGGACTCCAGCGTGTGTTCCTTCGACGCTTCTCCATCGCTCCTCATGGTGGGAAGTATGTGAACAAGGCGACAACCGGCGACGGTACGGTGGACAACGTTACGACGAGCGTTGATGCTCAGCGCCGTGAATGGAACATCGTGGTTCGAAGCGGTGTCACTCTTGAGTTTGACGTCATCTCTCGACGCCTCGGCACTGTGTCACAGGTGTTCGACACGACTCTGATTGACGAAGAGGCGAACTACCAGGAAGACGAAGTGACTGGCCTCACTTTGCAGCCTCGTTACCAGGAGAGCGAAGAACTGTGGACCATCACCGAGAGTATCGGGACCACGCTCATCGTGAACCCGGTCGGCTCCGAAGGCACCAATGGTCTCCTCCAGAAGGCGACTCAGGGTGACGAGTACGCCATCAACGAGCCTGACCCGAAGCCAGGCAAAATCATCCGGTCAATCCCTCTTGCGGACGTTGCGGACGGTGTGACGACCATCAGTGCGGACGACATCACAGGATGGGTTGCTGGGGACCTCGCGTTGGTTCGTGAGGGGAGTCAGTCCGAAGTCAAGACGATTGATTCGACAGAAGCAGCGGCGCCCAATATCACCACAATCGATGTGGATACCCTGGTGAACGACACCATCATCCCGGTCGCATCGACTGCGGGTTTGCAAGTCGGACGCACTGTTCAGTTGGGCGCTGCCGGGGACATCCGACGCATCGCCTCAATTGACCCTGGTGTCAGCATCACGATTGATGAGCCTGCTACCCAAGCCTACAATATCGGCGAAAACGTGTCCCTCTTCGCCACCATCATCTTCACCACGCCGACACTGTTTGCGCTCACCACGTCGAGTACCGTCGACTACTACTGGGAAAGCACAGATGGGACTGTCGGTTTCGCCATCGTGAATGGAGCGACCGCCTTCGTTGCAGGAGACGAGTTCTATGTGGACACATATGGCGAAGCGGACGACATCAAATTGCGCCCGGAAAACTACTTACTATTTGAACAAGATGACCTCACCATCTTCACCATCGGGGGAGTCAAGTAAATGGCAGCCGTAGCTCTAATCAAACTCTCACAGGGCGCCGCCGTTCCACCAGGAGGCCGCGCTCTCGTTGGCGTTCAGGCGACGAACGTTCTCATTGAGAACACGAACAACACTGACGTTGCGTCGTGGCGTATCGAGGTTCTGTACGCAGAAGAAGGACTGACGTTCGCTCCCACAGACCCCGGTACTCCCGTTCTCGTTGATGAAAACGCGGCGGACAGTACCCCGACCTCGGCAGGCAACCCGCTCAGCCCTGATGGTGTGGGCTCGTGGCGTATCCGACTCCAGGTCTGGGATGGTCCGAACTTCACAGGGAACATGGACGAAGACATTCGTGTCTTTTCGGTACCGACGCCCAACTTTGGGTTCATCCTGCCTCCGTATCAAGTCTTCCCTCTCCAGTTGTCGAACAAGCCGCACGAGCTGAACTTCGATGACCAGCCTTGGGGCTGGACGGGTCTCGATTCCATCACTGGCGGCGTCCTCATCAATGAAGCGTTGAAGCTCATCGATGGCTCATCTCCTTCGTTGCAGAACAGCTACGTCGGAGGGAACACCATCACGACGGATGCTGGTAATGGTGACTTCGAGGTTCTCGGGACAGAGAACGCGACTATCGCGGTTGACGGATTCACCACACTCAATGGTGCAGCCGGAATCGGGATGACCTCCTCGGGAGGTAATATCAACCTGAACGCGACAACTGGTTTTGGTACTCTTGAAGCAGACCAAACCGCGACGTTGCAGTCCAACAGTGCGACTGCTCAAGTAGTCGGCGCGACGGGCGTCACCATTACTGTCGGTGCCGTTAACTGGGCGTGGCCCACTGTTGACGCTGCCGGAGTCCTTTCCTCCAATGGGGCAGGAGTCCTTTCCTTCGGCGCTGCCCCTGCGTCCACGCTTCAAGCGACGTACGAGGCGGGGAACACGATTGTCACGAGTGCTCCTGAAGGGGACTTCTCCGTCACTGGCACGGAAAACGCGACGATTGCGGTCGACACGTTCCTCACGTTGAACGGCGGAACCGGCATTGGGATGACCTCCAGCGGAGGCAACATCGATTTGAACTCGACGACCGGGTTCATGAATTACACGTCGGACCAAGCCGCATCGTTTACGTCAACGAACGGAATCGTCACCATTACGGGCGGTGGCGGGGTTCAAATCGACGCCACTACTGGCAACGCCACACTTGCGGCGGCTGCCGGGTTCACCACTGTCGCAGGCAATACCGGAGTAGGCGTTAACTCCGCGACGGGGAACATCAACCTGACCGCTACCACTGGGTTCGGTGGGTTTGAGTCAGACCAGACTCTGACTTTGCAATCGAACAGTGCGAATGTTGTTGTCGATGCTGCCACAGTCATCAACCTCCAAGCACCTACGACTGTTGTTTCAGGTGACCTAGTTGTTCAAGGTGACAAAGTAATCTCTAACACTACGGAAGTGGTGGTCGAGGACAACTTCATCAACTTGAACCAAGGCCATACGACGAACGGCGTAGCGCGCCCAGGTGGTCTGGTAGTGAACCTGACGCCCCAGACTGCTGCTGTAGCTATCTCGGGCGGCGCGTTCACGAGTGCGACGACTGTCGAAGTTGCGGGCCTCACCATCGGTGCTGGCGACTACTTCATGATTGATGGCGCGGATGACCCGACCAACGATGGGTTGTATCAGGTCACGTCGTACGTTGACCCAGTGCTCACAATCAATGCGGCAGGTGACCCTTGGACTCAATCTGGGTTTACGACTGACGCAAGTGTCGCGGGCACTGTCTCCCCGATGCAAATCACCGTCATTCGTGGCGGAACTGACGGTCTGTGGGAGCAAGGTGTAGGCACCTCCTCTCCGCTTACGTTCTCCGACTTCGCGAGTGCGGCGAGTGTTACTCTGACTGGCGCGTACCAGGGCGGGAACACCCTGACGACTGATGCCGGAAATGGTAGTGCCATCATCAACGGTACCGAAGGGTTCACCGTCGACATGGATGGAGCGGTCAGTATCGATGGTGCTGGCGGAACAACGCTTTCGTCTACCGACTCTGCTCTTCAGCTCCTCACTCAGGGAGGTTCACCAGGGAACATCACCATCACTGCTGGCGGTGGTAGCTCTTCTGCAACTGCGACCCTTCGAGCGGATGGCGAAGTCACTGTCGAATCCGTCAATGGTGGCGGTGCCAATCTGAACGGCTCTGATGGGGTCAGCGGCGGCAGTGGTTCTCCCGGTACCGTCCGAGGTGGTGCTTCGAGTACGACTGGCGGCAATGGTGGAGCTGCACAGGTTCTCGGCGGGAACGTTGATGCGGGCTCCGCAAACGGCGTCGGTGGTGGCGTCAACATCACGAGCGGGTTCGGTCGAGGGAACGGCGACGGCGGGACTATCAGCATCACTGGCGGCACCACTGTTGGTGCTGGCACGGGTGAGGGTGGTCCAGTCCTCATCACTGGTGGTTCCGGTGGAACGGTCGGAGACGGTGGCGCTGTCTTCATGCAAGGCGGTGGAACAAGCACTGCGTTTGACGCTGGTGATGCGACCGTACGCGGCGGCTCCGGTGGTGTCGGCGGTACCGTCAATATCGAGGGCGGTCAGTCCACCAACAACAACGGCGGACAGGTCAACATCGAGGGTGGCCAAACTCCCGCAGGTGCGAACGGCTTCGTAGGTGGTTCGGTCAACATCATTGGTGGTTTCTCACAAGGAACTAACGCCCAGGCTCGTGGCGGTCACGTCTTCATCGACGGTGGTCCTGCGGCGGCGGGTAACCAAGATGGCGGTTCGGTCTTCGTCACCTACGGTGTCCCCTTCGGAACTGGTGATGACGGCTTCTTCCGTGTCCGTCACTCGGACAATACCATCGCTGCGGAGTTCACCACGTCTACGGACTACGATGCTGCTTCAGTTGGCGAGGTACTCGCGAAGGGCGCTACGGGTCTTGAGTACATCAGTCCCACAGACTCCGATGCGATTCACGACAACGTGGCAGGCGAGATTGCCGCAGTCACTTTGAAGAGTACGCCAGTATCTGGTGACTTCCTCCTCATCGAGGACAGCGCGGATTCCAATAACAAGAAGCGCGTCACCGTTGGGTCTCTACCCTTCACGAGTGGTCCTGGTTCTTCCACAGACAACGCGATTGCGCGGTACAACGGAACCACGGGCGACATCCAGAACAGCGGCGTCACTATTGATGACAACGATAACGTCAGCCTCGGTAACGCAGACATCCGTACTGCTCGACTCGTAACGTTCAACAGCGAGATTGACCAGGGGAACACGGGTGCGAGCCCGAACGTCGATTGGACTGCTGGCGCGAAGCAGCGGTTCACGATGAACAACGCGACTCCCGCATTCACGTTCACGGCACCTGCTGGACCTACGAACATGACTCTTGTCCTAGAACAAGACGGAGCCGGTTCTCGTAGCCCGACGTGGCCTGGAACGGCAAGAGCCACTGATGGTTCCATCGACATCTCTTCCGCAGGTAGCAGTGTCACAGTCATCAACATCTATTACGACGGTACGAACTACCACATGACCAGCGTGCCCAACTCTGCGGGCAGCGTAACGACGAACTTGGTGTAACCTCATGGCAGTAGCTCACGATTCAACGGCGTCAGCGCTTATCTCTTTCCCGCTGAACCCCCAGACTGTCACTCATTCATTGGGTGACGGTTCGGGGAACGACCGGATTGTGCTTGCGTTTGTAGAGGCAGTTGGCGGCACGACTCATACGTTCACAACGAACGACTATGACGGGGTGGCGATGACGCAGCTCGCACAGATTACGTCTCCCACCCTCTTTGGGCGAATTACGTCAATCACGGTGTTCTATCTTTTAGATGCGAGTCTTCCTGCCACGAGTGGGTCCTACGATTTTGACTTCGAGATTGCTTCGGGGGCGTACGGTTCAATCGCCTCAGTGTCGTCCTACACAGGCGTGAGCCAGGTGGCTCCTCCTACCGCAAACGATAGCGACTCAAACAATCCTCCTCTTTCAGGTATTCAGACGGTGAACAGGACTCCGACCGGCGGTGCTGGTTTACTAGTTGACTTCTTTGCGGCAGAGCCTCAGTCTGGGCCTTTAACCGGCGCTCCGGGGGCTAGCCAAACGGAGCGGCTTGACTCTAGCGACATTGATGAGCTGCTTTGTCACTCTGAGAAGATTTACTCAAACAACAATCCTAATTCGATGAGCTACACCCCGAGTGGTAGCTATAACGCTTTTTCGTACCTCGTTGCGGAACTTGCTGAAGCCGGTGGCGGTGGTGGCGGTGGCACGAAGGCCGGAAACGAGATGGGCGCAGTAGGCTAAACAGATGGCGTACGGAAACTACTGGGGCGGTCAATGGGGTGGCGGAAACGTCAACCAAGTGTCGACCTTTGATGTCACGGCGGCTACGGCTATCTTGAACGTGACGGTGGAGGTCGACTTCAGCGAAGTCTTGTTGGACAACGCTGCACTTCTCGACCCTGCCAGTTACTCCATCCCCGGTCTGATTGTGACTGGCGTTGCGAAGACTGGTGCGTCACAAGTGACTCTTATCACTTCGTCGCAGTCTAGTGGCACGACCTACACGCTCACCGTTGTCGGAGACGTCCTGAATATCGGACTCTCCCCATTGGACAACAACATGGCTTCGTTCGGGGGCATCAGTGCCGCTGAGGCGTACGTCATCTCCAACATTCGAGCGAGCGCTCATTGTGAAGGCAACCGAGTTGACCTGACGTGGACCAATCCTGCGGGAGCGACGTTCAACAAGATTGTGCGCCGTCAGAAGCATTGGCCTTTCGACCTCACGGATGACCACGATGTCCTCTATGAGGGGCCTGCTCTTGAAGAGTTCATTGACTCTGGCGTTCTGAGTCCCCAATTCGCACCCACCGCTGACCTTCCCGTAGGTACGGTCAACATCCCGGTTCCCTCGGTTCAGGCGTTCTCGGTTGGTCAAACGATTCGTGTCGAGCGACTCCAAGGTCCGTCGTACTTCGAGCTTCGCGTCATTACCGCAATCAACGGACTCTTTTTGCGCGTTGCTGAGTTGGAGAACGAGTACCCAGCAGCGGACTCTCGTGTCGCTCCTGCGTCCACTCTGCGAGACACGACATTCTACTACTACACCGTGCTCGTCACCGACTCGGTTTCTTTCCCCGCCGACGATGAATGGGACTTCGAGGACAACAGCCGCGTTGCGGGTCTGTCACTTCGCCCAATGGATTCGAAGGAGACCTTCTTCTGGAAGAACACTCCACGCGAGCATCGTCGCCTCGACTCGACTTCTGAAGCCGAAGGCGGTGGTGGTGGGTTCCTAGACCAGTGGTACGATGTCATGGGCTGCTGGCTCAACAAGATGCGTGGATGGACGGAAGCCATCAACACGATGGCGGATGATGACGAGTCCCCGTTTGATTCTCTCACCGCGAAGAACTTCTCGTTGGGCATCGACCCTGATGGCTTCAGTTACGACTTCGAGATTCCACGTCGTACCGTATTATCCCTCATCAATGTGTACAAGCGACGAGGGACGTGCCCTGGAATCATTCGAGCCGTCCGCATGTTCACCAAGTGGGAGAGTGAGTGCGTCGAGTATGGTGCTCTCCTTCCCAGCTGCCGAGGTGGCGCAAAGAGTCTGAAGACTTGGGACGGGTCGAGCGAAACGGTTGAACTCAACTTCCTACTTGCGTCCAATATCACGCAGGTTCCTGGCACCATCACCTACTCTGTCGCTCACGGCGGTGCAGATGGGCAGTTCAACGATGGCGCGTTGCGCGGTCCTATCGGTGAAGTCGTCTGCGTTCAGACAAGTACCGAAACGGAATTCACGACTGTTGAGGCAGAAGCATTCCACCTGCTCACCAACAACCTCGCGGCTGGCGCCACTGCGGTTTTGGTAGACGACACGACTCTCCTTCAGCCACACATGACGGTGCAGCTCTCACGGGCGGACGGCACTGCTGCGGAGATTGTCGAAATCAACACAATCACTGCGGGCGTGAGCTTCACCATCAAGCGTCCCGATGGGTTGCAGAACAGTTACTCTTCCGGTGACGCGGTTTCCATCGAGCGAAACGTCTTCCGTACGGAGCTTGTGGGTAACGGCACTTGGGCGGACATCGGTGGCGGTCAGTACACTCTCACCGACCCGACTGCGCGCTGGATGGATGGCGCCTGGAACGGGTACGAGATTCTCGACAACGGAAACACGAAACACACCGTCATCCAGTCGGACCTCAATACCATCACCATCGCTGCTGGCGCTCAGCCTCCTGATGGAGACTACGCCGTAGCGAGTGACTTCGCTTTGGGTGCGTCTTTTGCGGCTCGTGACCCAATGGTGAGAGTCATTGCGTACAACGGGGAGCATACCTTCCTGCTGGAGCCCACATACGATGTGCAGCTCAAGGGAACTAGGTTCGACCCGTTCAGTCCTCTCTACCAAGGTGGGGCTTTTGGCGCGGCACTGCTCGGTATCTACACTTCAGGCGACGTGGGTGTTCTCATCACAAGTGACGTCACACAGACGCTCGGCATCACACAGAACCCCTCTGGGGCAGGGAACCAGTTCTTCCTCGACCCGAGTTCGCCCGCACCTACTCCCAACGCTCTTGTTGGGATGTACTTGAACCCGAACCAGAATCAGACTCAACTTTTCCGAATTCTGGCGAACGATGCGACCTCGGTCACTGTGGCTGCTGACGTGAGTAGCCTCACTGTTCCAGGTCAAATCTACTACGTTTTGAACGAACGAGATGCGTCCCGGTTCCAGCGACTTTCTGCTAGACTGGGCCTACCGTCGCGAGAGTTCGCCCACCAAGACATCAACGTGCGAATCCTATTCGGCTAACATCAGGCAAACGACATGGCAGACATCACCAAAGAATCCTACAACGAAGCGAACCGATTCAGTAAAATCCTGTTCCAGCGCGGCAAGGACGTAATCGACTTCGAGTTGAATGAGTTTCAGGACGTTCAGCGCATCAACATCTACCGTGCATTGAAGGCCGGGTTCCAGCTCCCCACGTCTCCCCAGGTTGCAGGGTCGAACGACAATGGCTGGCTCGTCACCGGAACTGGTGCGAACAACGAAGTCACTATTGGTGAGGGGTTCCTGTTTCCTGATGGCATCTCGCTCATCAATCCTGCGGCGTTCGCATTCAACGGACTCTCTACGAATAACGGAGGGAACCCGCGTATCGATGTGGTGTACGTCCGATTGGAAGAGCAAGAAGTCGCTGACCCCAACACGGTGGCGGAACTAGGAGAGACTTCGCGTCGTCGACAACTCGTCCCATCTATCGGTGTTGTTGAGGGAACACCTGCGGCAAGTCCAGTAGCTCCGTCGCTACCTGCGGATTCGTCCACTGAGATTTGGGAAGGCGGCGTTCGGTACTACGCGCTAGCAGAGATTCTCCGCCCCGATGGACAGGACAACATTGATGCGGGTGATGTGACGGACCTTCGTCTTCTGCTTCCTCCTGCAATTCTCGACTACATCACCGACCGAACCTTCTCCCCCGGAAACACCTTCCAAGAGTTCATTGGGCAGTGGGAACTGACGTGCAGCCAAGACGCCTCCCAGTTGGCGGACTTCCGTGGCGCGGATGCGTTGAAGAACTGCATCGCCTATGTGAACGCCTTCGCTACCAATGTGGGCGTAGTGATTCGACTCAAGAACGGCGTCTACAACGTTGACGAAGAGCTTGAAATCAATGGGTCATGCAAGATTATCGGAGCTGGTCCTCGTGAGGTGTTTCTTGAAGTCGGAGGAGTAGGGCACGCCAACAATGTGTTCAACATCGACAACGACTCTGATGACTTCCACCTCGAAGGCGTCTCCCTCAACACGTCTACCGCACAGGCGACTGCGTTTGCTGTCACGAGCACGAATCTGCGTTGTGGCAAAATCTACGTCAAGAATTGTGACATCACCGGGCACATGAAGTTCACGAACCCAATCGACGGTTCGGGTGGTGATGTGGAAGCCAACAACGCGGAAGCGCCAATGCCTTCCATCGTTTTCGAAGACGTCCGATGGCGCAACATTTCGGACTCTCCGAACCTTGAAATCTCCATTGGAGGCAGCACCACGCAAGGCTCGTACACGGGCGGTGTTTTGTTCAATCGATGCGGTTTGACTCAGGACACAGGCAACCACCCGTTCATGCTCGTCGACGACTTGGCGGGAGCGAACGCTTGGGGCATCCGTAACATCACCTGGGTCGACTCTTTCGTGCGTCTGCGTGGCGGCGACATTGACCCGAGTGCTGGCACCTACGACGGCACCGACAACTGTGGCGTTCTCTACTTCGCGGAGAAGACCACGAACGTTAAGAGCGAGGTCGACAAGGTTGCGTTCATTCGCACTCGTGTGTGGTCCGAGGGAGGCTTCGGCGCGAACCCTTGCGTCCAGTTCCTCGATTGGCGAAACACGGAGGATTCGAGCGGCGTCCATAATAATGGTGGTTGGAACGTGTACGACCTCATCATTGAGGACAGCGACTTCGTTGCGGAGCCTGGCACTTACGGGGTGAGTCCTTTCCATCTCGGGCCTCGTGGCGGCGTGTACACCGTACCCATCCACCGCGTCGGTAACCCGATGAATGAGTCGTATGTGAACATGCCTCGCAAGCTGACCGTACGAAACATGAAGATTGGGTACTCCAACGGCATCACTCTTGACCCAGACCCCAGCAATGCGACGTCTGGTCCTGTCCAGTACGGTGTGACGAGTCAGTTCGGCATCGACGTCGGAGGAGCAATGGTGCTCGCTGCGCGTGAGGTTGATGTCGATGGAATCAAGTTCGTGAACCCAAGTGCGGACAGTACGCTCGGTGAGGCAGTCGTTCTCGGGGCCATGAAGTGCGAATTCAAGAACTTCACTTGCACAGAGAAGTGGCATGCGGGTACGGGCTCTGTTCCGGCGTACCGTTTCTATGCGTGTGGTACTTCGGTCACACGCGGTGACCAGGATGCTCTCTTCGAGGGAATCAACTACTCGTCGGATTTCGAAGGGTTCTTCGATTACGGCAATGCGCTCATCAGCCCTCGCCATCCTGGGCCCACACAGCAGCGTATCGTTTTCCGCAAGTGTAGGTTCCGCAACATCTCTCCAACGTTTGCCGACCCGGTTATCGAGATTCGAAACACTCTCGATGGCGTTGGCGTAGGTACGAATGTACTCATTGATGAGTGTCACTTCCTACAAGTAGACGACAACAACGCAGGCTTTTGCGAGATGGTAGATATTTTGGCAGAAGGCAGCCCTCCTCTCCCTGTGCGAGTTGAAGTCCGAGATAGCGTCTTTCGAGATACGAGAGGATACGGCGTGCGCTTTAATGGCCTCCTCGGTGGTGGAGTAGCGAGTCACGGTCGAGACGGGTTTTTCAAGGTCCATGATTGCTACTTCGAAGAGTGCGACTTGGGTGGCATCGACTTCTTCCAAACGAGCGACAGTGCTACGAATGCGGACAACCGATTCTTGCCTGCTTTCACGGACAACACCTTTGTCGATTGCGGTTTCGGGTACAGCCCCGGAGCCCGGCAGTTTGCTGGCATCCTCATCGCTACCGAGGCCGTATTCGCGGACGGCCTGGACTTCTATTGGTTGCAAGTCACCGGAAACATCGGAGTCCGCAGTGGCTCTACGGGCCAGCCTCTCATCTACTTCCGTCTCCCCGATGCGAACGACTGTTCTTTCATGTCCGGTCTCGGTACTCCGAGTGGAGGTAACGTTGCTGTTCCTGGCACCTTCGCTTCGTTGCCTAACAATACCATCATGGTCCACAACAGCGGATTCCGAACCTCTAAGGAGAACCCGTAATGGCTGCTTCAGTCAGGACCAAGGTGAGCAAAATCAAAACGCTCATTAGAACCAAGGTAGTGAAGACATGACGGACCTAGCAGTAGGAGACGAGTTTCGCATCGAAGCTGAGATTCTGAACGACGGAACCCTTTCGGACCCGACGACTCTCACTCTCAGCGTCACTGATGGAGATGGTACGACGACGCTCTACACCTATGGTGTGGATGCTGAAATTGTTCGCACTGATATTGGCCTCTACGAAGCCGTGTTCACCACGACCACCGATGGTTTGTGGTCCTATGTCTGGAACGCGACAGGAACGTTCAGTGCTTCCATCTCGGATGCGTTTGAAGTAGAGGCTCAGGAGTTCGCGTTGTCCGTCACGGTACAGGACGATGCGGCTGCTGCTGTCGAGGGCGCCCGCGTGTCGGTGTTTCGTACCTCAGACGACCAGTTTGTCGGTAGTGGTGTGAGTGACGCTTCAGGCGCGCTCTCCGTAAACCTACCGAATGACGAGTACAAGCTCGTCACCCAACTTGCAGGGTGGATGTTCAACTCCCTGACCATCACCACCAATGGAGCGACGGCGACCGTCGTGAGTGGTGTGAACCTAGGCACGAAGGTAGCTCCGAGTACGGAGCTTACCAAATTGCACGGGACCATTTTGGAAGCCACCGGGGATGTACCCGACGCGGAAGTCATCATCGAGGTCGTGGGTCGAGGGAACCGCGCCTTCGTTGTGACGGACAACGTGGGCATCATCGACCGGAGTCTGGGCGTTGTACGCGGGAAGCGAATGCTGCGTCCCGACAAGGACGGCTACTGGGAGATTGACCTCATCGCGGGAATCGCGGTCAGCGTCTCCATTCCAGACCTCGGCTTCCGCATCATCACCCAGATTCCCAATGGGGTGGACTCGTTGGACATTCGGGATGCGCGTCCGTGGCCCGGTCCTGGTGGTGAGACTACTTCGGGCGTCTTCGATGACACCTTCGATTTGGAGTTTGAATAATGAGCCTCAGAGACGATTTGATTGCACTCGCGGTAACTGTCCGCGACGAGACGAAGAAGAAGCGGAACACGGCGAAGCGCGTCGGTGGTCTGCTCTACGACATCGCCACGAACCTCGTGATTGCAGCGAGCACAGCGGAGGTGTCTCTGTGGGTGGACAACGAACAAGGCGACGACACCAACGACGGACTCTCGCAGGCGAACGCCGTTCGGTCTCTGGAGAAGGTGCTCGAAATCACCGGGAACAATTACCTGGCGCGAACCACCATCAACATCGTTGGGAACGCTACGCCGTATGACCCGGCTCCTTTCTTCACTGACCGATTCGTTGCGCGGTTCCTTCACATCAAGGGACACGGACACGACGAGGTTGTGGGAGACACGGCCATCACGTCGCAGAGTGGCATCACTGTCACAGTCACTCTCGGAGGAGCAGCGGACGCTTATCGAGGGATGCACCTGGAGCTGGATAACGGCGGAACCAAGTTCTACGGAACCATCGCGGAGAACTCGACGACCGATGTGACCTTGTGCGCACCAAAGACGTTCAATATGGCAGCTACCGAGACTGTCCGCGTTGTGCGTCCTGCGGTGAAGTTCACTCCTGACGACTCGAAGCCTCTGCCTCAGTTCCGAGGCGACTCCACTCCTGCAATGGGCGGACCCTTCCGTGGGTTCTATTCGCGTGCGTCTATCGGAATGGTTTGGGAGAACGTCGAGTTCGCTGCTGCTCCCGGTGAGTACAAGACCTACTACTTCCGAGGTTCACATTGTCTCGTCGGTGTCATCGTCTCTGGTGCAGCAGTCGGGTTCGGTCAAACGATTCGTTTCGTCGAGTCCAACATCTGGTCGGGGAAGTGGGAACCAACGGGGAACTACCTCAACGAGATTGGCATCACTGACGAGATTCAGACTGGGTGGGGCCTCAGCATGATTGACTCAGTGGACCCAACACGTCCCGGCGTCATGGTGCTTGAGCGTGCGTACTGGCAGGGCAGCTACGTTGGTGGTCCTCCCCTCTTCCAGGGTGGCTCGTTCGCGCAGTTCTCGGACGGCTACCGTTTCACGGGAGCGGATGCGTACGACAACTATTCTGAGTGGCCGTACGAGGCAGTCCTCAGTGCGCTTCAGGATAGCCACATCGAGTTGCTCGACCGAACGAGCGCGGGCAACGGTTCCTGCTATGGCGGGATGAGTCAAGACACTGACAATCTCCCCTCACTCTATGCGGAAGACGGCAGCACCATCAAACTTATCGGACCTCCGACTATCCGAGACCTGGGCGACGGCATCTTCGCTCACGCTCGCGGTGGTCGTATCGTTCTCGGAAACGTAACCCCATCCTTCCCTAATGGGGGAAGTGAATCGGGCAAACTTCTCGCCACTGATGGTGGGCGCATCGAGCTGGACAGCGGAGGCGGGATTGACTTCTCCGTCTACGATGACGCAACGATTGGTAGTGTGAATGCTCTGACCCGCCCCGATGCGAGCGGAGCGTGGAGTGTCGGAGAGTCCGTGGCGGACCAAGCTGCCGCGTTCACCGATTTGCCAAGGGATGGCGCTCCAGCCATCTATCGGAAAGGATAAGGAACATGAATGCAGTGAAGGGGCTCTTCGGGAGCCGGAAAGCGACGGTCGTCATCGTCCTCAACGTGGCGGTCTTCGTCCTCTATGGGATGGGGAAGATTTCGTGGAACGATGCCAGTGAGTTCGTCAAGTGGCTCGATTCCGTCTGGATGGGCGCTCACGCCTGGGAGCAGGGTCAGCTGGCCCGAGCGAAGGCGGTGGTCGATGGAGCCAAGGAGACGGCGGCTCAGGCCAAGCAACTCGTCGAGGAGCGTACAGAGGAGTAGGGACGCCATCTGACCTTCTCGGTCGCCCTCGCGCCCTCGGTTCTTTCGGGAACCGGGGGTTTTTTCTTGGGTTTGACTCAACTGTGCGGTTCCTGTACCTTAGACGTCCTTTTCCATATAAGAAAAAGAACGTTTAGGAGACCGTAGATGACACAGATAATGCTCAGAGAGTGGGCCTATGTGCCTAAGACTCTGCTGCGCGTGGCGGACGTGAAAGACGACCTGACCACCGAAAACGGGGCGTACTGGAGCGCTTCGAACAGCGGCGTCTCCACGGAGGGGATTCCGCGCTACCTGAAAATGTACGAGACGACGAAGACTCACGTCCTGGTCCCTCGAAACTGGGCGGGGCTCCCCGGATTGGAGAGCAAGCACGTCGAGTTCGCCGACTATCGGTTCGACGAGGAAGGGACTGACATCGAGGAGTGGTGGGATAGTCATTGCTCCATCGAGCTGCGCGACGACATCCAGCGCGAGGCGGCAGAGGCGCTCCTCAAGGACGAAGAGGACAAAATGCTCTCACTCGCTTGTGGCAGAGGCAAGACTGTCGTGTCGCTCTTCTGTGCGAACAAGGGGAAGCGTCTCCCGGTTCTCATCGTCGTCCACACCAATGCGCTGATGGACCAGTGGCGCAAAGAGGTGAAGAAGTTCTACCATTTAGAAGACGAGGATATAGGACACGTCCAAGGTCCGAAGTGTGATTGGGAGGACAAACCTGTCGTCGTTGCCATGCTTCATACGTTGGTGAAGAAGAAGTTCCCTCAGGAATTCTACGACTACTTTAGGTTGGTCATCTACGACGAGGCGCATCGGCTGGGTGCAGCGTACTTTGCACAAGCGGCTCCCATGTTCCCTGGCGAGCGTTGGGGTTTGAGCGCGACTCATCGGCGTGAGGATGGAAACGATGTGTTGTTCAAGATGCACCTCGGAGAAGTGGCGTACGAGAACCTTGAGCAAGACTTGAAGCCTTCGGTTTACTTTGTTGAGACGGGCGTCAAACCTGACCTGTCGCGGTACATGTTCCGAGGGAGAGTGAAGTACGCTCAACTACTCACGGACCTATCGAAGCACGAAGGACGGAACGACCTAATCCTGTCGTACCTAAACAAAGCACTTGATAAGGGCAGGACTGTGCTCGTGTTGGGAGAACGGGTCCAACAACTCCACGACCTCTGTGATGCGTGCGATGCGACGGAATCGAAGAGCGTCCACGTTGGCTCGATGAAGAAGGCTGAACGGGAAGAAGCGCTCACCAAGCGAGCGGTGTTTGCGACACAACAACTCGCAAAGGAAGGGCTCGACCGTCCAGCCTTCGATACATTGTTTGTCCTAGTTCCGTTCGGAGGCAAGGGAAGATTGGAGCAAAGCGGCGGGCGTATCCTTCGTCTCCATGCGTCTCGTACGTTTGTCAGTAGACGAAACGGTCGTCGCATCATCTTTCGCACCTCTGCGAAGAAACCTCCCAAAATCGTCATCTTCGTTGACCAGGACTACCAGTCGAAATGGGAACCAGGAAAGAAGAGACGCAAGAAGGTACCGGGGATGGTGGCTGCTCTTGGAAACAAGATGCGCCGAAATCTCCAAGCAATTGGCTGGAAGGCCAGAACAATCAATGGAGCAAAGTAATGTCAAAATCAGCTGACGCTTACATCGGGTTCGGTGTGAAGTTCGAAATTGGAGAGGAGTTACCGTGGGGCGACGTCGACCCCGATGACTGGTGGCTCTTAGAGACCGGATTCAATTACGACGAAGGTGCGATTCCGTTCGCCGCCAACGGTGATTGGAAGCCAGAGTACGAGTTCGGAGCAAATGGAGGAGAGGCACTTTCAGAGAAGTACTTCGATGCTCGTCAGAAGTGGAGGGAAGAACATCCCTTCCCTGTAAAGCTATTCAAGTGTGGCAGCTACGAAGAGTGTGAGCTGTTCGCGTGCGTTCCTTCTTCCGTCATTCGTGGTGACTGGGAGGCAGGCGTCAGCTTCGCTTCACTTGGCCTCGACGACTGTAGTCTTGATGAGCTGAAAGCCTTCTTTGAGTTCGGAGCCAAGTACTTTCCTAAGAAGTCACTCAGTTGGTGGCTCGCAGCATTCATGGGGTGAAGAGATGCCTAAGCAAACAGACAAACTGAAAGTCGTCAAAAAGACAACCCTCGAATTGGATAAGGGGCAGTGGAGTGCGCACTTCAATGTGCATGAGATGAAGGGTCGAGTGTACTGCAACATCAATGGGGGTGATGCACACCCTACGAACTTCTCGATTGAGTCACAGACTCAACTCCGTCACACCTATGACCTTTTGAAAGCCATCATTGAGGAAATTGACGGTCTCTCGTGACAACCAATGTCACACCTAACTTTACGGGAACGAACGAAGTGATTACATTCAGAGTCAGAGATAAGGACCACCCTGACTACAAACCTCGCAAAGCCATCTATCGAGATGTGAAACGCGAGGGGCGATGGTTCGTGGTGGAAGGCGAACAACTAGAACTGTTCCAATTGAAGGTGCTCTGTCAGGCACTCGACCGGACCAGAGAAACCATTCTCCAATGGGAGAAGGATGAGCTGTTCCCCAAATCAATGTTCCGCGTACCGGGGTCAAGAATCATCCGTTGGTACTCGGGCGTTCAAATAATCAACCTACACAATCTGCTGCACTATAAGTACGGCAACACTAAGTCACTGCACTTCCAGAAAACGGCGTTCCTTCAGGACGTCCAAGAGGTCTTCTACGAACGGGAGGTCACGCAGGAAGGCAATGGCAAGTTCATTCTGGCAAAGAATCTTCGACAAGCGAAAGGTCACTAATCATGAAACTCACTAAGGCACTCAAGAACAAGATTGAAAAGCTCCGCGAAGCTCAGGCGGCGGTACAGGCGTACGACAAGAAGCACGCCCGTGTGTTCAACAAGCGAGACGAGCTACTGGAAGAAGTCCAAGCGGCGTCCAATGCGTTGAAGGACGACGTACGCAAGCTCGCTCCTGGCGGCTCCAAGAGGCTGTCCGTCTTCAAGGATGCGGAGATGGAAGTCTCGGTTCAGTCGAAGCAACGCGCACCCGAGTACGATGTGCTGGTCGCTAAAGCGAAGTGGCCCGCGAAGGTGTTCAAGGCGTGTCGGAAGTCGGTCATCGATACAACGAAACTCGCTGAGTTCGTCGAAGACGGCACCATCGATGAGAAGCTCGTCAATGGGGCAATGAAAGAACGCGAGCAGTTGTCTGCTGCCGTTACCGTGAAGTTCAAGAAATGAGCGGACTGACTCAGCCGATTAAGTACACGGCTACTCTCAAGCCCGAGTTCATGCGTGAACTATCGGCTCTTCTCAACAAACACAATATCGATTCGCTCACCACCATTCCCGACTACATCCTCGCGGAACACATTGGGGTGAACATCTCGGTGTTGGCTGACACGATGCAGCGAACGGCAACCTGGAAAGGGGAGGACAAGTGCAGCCTGTGCGGCGCGTTCGGTCCTCATGACCCTTGCGGTAACTGCGAAGTAGAGGAAGACGATGAACAGGAAGAAGTCGAAGACTAAAGGCACGCTCGTGAAGAAGGTTGTACTCAAACGCACTGGTGGGGAACCGAGAGTTCTCCACGAGGAAGAAGAGAACGAAGAAATCGAGAGTGATGCTGAGCCCGGCGACAGCGTGTGCTGGACGTACGCGACGGCGGGAATCACTAGAAGCGCGAACTATCAATCCGTGACTCTCACAATCGGAGGAGAGATGCCATGGAAGTGCGCGCCCGGAGACACCAAAACCTTCCTCCGTAGTTTGAAAGCATTCGAGTCCATCATCGAGAAGCGAGCGGCGGACAAGATTGACGAAATGGATGAACTCTTAAAGGAGCTAGCAGAATGAAGACCGACCTAACAATCAGGCACGCCCAGAAGACCCAACCTTGGACGGTACCCTACGCATGGGACAAGACTCCATTGGTCGGGTTTGAGGGAAGAGAGTTGAGTGGACGACACGCACTCTTTCATGCCCAGAAGAGTCTGGGGAAGATAGCGGCGGTGTACGAAGCCGTTGACCATCGGAGCCTTGGCAACTGTCCCAAGGACGCAGAGATTGAAGTGATTCAGAACATGAGTGCTGATCTTCTCACTGTCGCGTTGCGGTATGCGAATCTGTACGGGTTCGACCTCCAGAGCGTGTTGGTCCGACGAGTCGCAGAAAAGAATGGGGAGACGTACCAGGATGAGCAATGAAAGCGACTACGTTTCACTGGGGCAGGTCGAGTTTAAGCATGAAGAAACGAAGGCCGTTCTCTTCGACCTCTGGGACCATGACGAAGAGGAAGTTTGGATTCCGAAGTCTGTCATCCACGAGGACTGTTTGCCGGTCAACGAAGACACCATCGAATTGGAGGTGAAACGTTGGTGGGCCAAGGAAGAGGGGTATGCGGAGTAGAGAACTAGCCTCATTAGCGAAGAGCCCCAACCTAACGGACGGGGCGTTTCGTACCTATGTTGTACTCCTTGAGGAGGGTCCAATGACCTTGCTCAAACTGAAGGCAGTCAGAAAGGTAAAGGGAATCTCGAATCACGTTGTTTCCCTGGAAAAACAAGGACTAATCAAGTGCTCACGGTCTGGCAAAGTCAGCGTACTTGACAAGGTAGTTGACCTTCGTAAAATGGTTCCCCCCACGGGGGAGAACACTGGAAGTGCTCAGAGGAGTGGGAAGAAACCTCCTAAGAAACTCAAACGAGTTTCAACAAGCGAGGTTGGGGACGCGAAGCGTTCCCTTCCGCGAGCGCTGCGAGCGATACAAACTGATGAACGCTTCATCAAATCCCCCTCGTTGAAGGTTGCTCGAAAAGAGCTTGAAGAAGCTAAGTCTCTTCCCCCGGATGAATGGAGTAGTGTAGCTATCACCGGCTACTACATCACCCAATGGGAAAAATGGTCAAGACGACCTTGGAGGGCCAGTAGGTCCGCACTCGGTGACATGTTCAAACAGCTCGACCTATTGGTACGAAGAACAGGAAAGGACGACACAATCAAAGCCATCAAATTGGTGTTCGGGAAGGGCTTCAATTGGTGCGACAACAAACTCGGACTCCTCACAGGGAGAGACGGGTACGCAAAACACATCGTCCCCGCATTGGTGAAACAGCGAACCATCAGAAAAGGGGAACAGTCGGAGTGGACTGGAAGACGGAGCAATAAGAAGGGAAACAAAAAGGTAACACTATGAACGACGAACAGAAGAGGAAACTAGTCGCTGCGCTCGACAACGACGGAGTGTTTCCGGTGATGAAAGTCGGTGAGTACCGTGAGCTGTCCAAAGAAGGCGTGGCTCGTGGTCCATTTGTCCATGAGAAGAGAGGGCGTCGGTACCTGACGCGCGCTGGTCGTCATCTTGCCGTGGCGTACAAGGAGATGGGAGTCACTCAGTGAACGACGGAAAGATTCCGAAACGGTTCAAGACGGCCAGCATGGCGACTCTCGACAAGGAACAGTTCGGTATGGTCATCGAGTACTCGTCACACGCGAGTGGGTACACAAGGAAGGGCCGAGGTCTTCTTCTCTCGGGACCGCCGGGTGTCGGAAAGACTTGGGCGATTGCGGCGTTGATGCATGCTGCTGGTTACAAGAACACATTCGTCACGGCACCCGACCTCTTCGATTCGTACAAGTCGTTTGGCGAGCAAGCGTACAGTAGTTACCACGGTCAGCCGTGGGATGAGGTGTTTGAGAGAACACCGTGGCTCGTTCTGAACGACCTAGGCAAGGAGTACCGCGCTGGGAACATGGGTGAACAAGTCGTCTACAAGTTGGGTCGACTGTTGCGAGCGCGTAGCGAGCGGGGACTAGTTACCCATATCACCACGAACATTTTGTTAACCAAAAACGATGCCGATGATGAGACACTTGACTTCGTATACGGGTCATCTATTATGTCACTTCTCCGGGAAACCATGGTTGCGTACACGGTCGATGGACCTGACAGACGCAGCGCATAACCAACCCATAACAAAGGAAACACAATGCAATACAAGACTGTAGCAATGCAGAAAGTCTTCGACCGTCTAGGGCTGATGTCGGAGCGCAATGAGGATGTGATGGTCAAGGGCTCTGACTTTCAGTTCCTCCCCAACGGCACAGTGAAGTTACCCGACCTCGGTATCTTCTCTTTCACTGATTGGTCCTTCTCTCAGCTCTGCACGAAGCTGAAGGTCCCGACTGACTTTGCGAAGCGTTCTCCGAAGGGCGAAGGAGCGGCTTCTCGCAAATGCATTCTCGACCACTGGAAGGAACGCACAATGGACGATAAGACTTGGCTCTTTAGGGTTAAGTTGAACAAGGACAAGGATGAGGAGTCTGGAAGCGTGGGCCGCGTCCGAGCTGTACTCAGCGACAAGTACTCCATCTACGACAATCTCGACTTTGTGAATCTGCTGTCACCCATCATCAAACGCGAGAAGATGGTGATTCAGATGGGGAACGTCACCGACCAATCGTTCCATATGAGGGCGCTCTACGAAGAGACGGTGAACGTCAAGCCCGCCAAGGATGCGAAGGTGGGAGATGTTCACAGTGTGGGAGTTCACTTCGCCAACAGCGAGGTGGGTTCTCGCAATATCTCAGGCGACTTCTGCGTGTTTCGACTCGTCTGTACGAATGGGATGATTGGCTCCCCAGAGCATGAGCACCTTTTCTACAAGCGACACATCAACCTTGAGAAACACGAGATGCACAACGTGGTCATCGCCGGAATGGAGCAATCCCAGATGGTGAAGATGGGCGCGATTGACCAACTTGAGGAGTCTGCCAAAAAGAAGATTGTCTCTGTGCCAGAGGAACTTCGTCGGTACCTCACGGGTCAACCCAAGATGTCCAACGAGATTCTCGACAAGTGCGTGAAGGCGTACGAAACGGAACCGTTCCAGTCCAAGTACGGGGTCATCCAAGCAATGACCCGTGCGGCGCAGGGACTGCCTATCGAGCAGCGTGTGTCATTGGAAGAACTGGCGGGACGGTACCTCTACGCTGCATAACACTCTGAGCCCCACTTCCTCGGTCGGTAACCCTCTGGTTGTCCCAGGTGCGAGTCCGAGGTTCGCTCCGTTTCCCTTCCCCCTAGTACCTCGGTCGGGATAACATCCCGGGGAAGTGGTGGCTCTTTCTATTTGAAAGGAAACATAATGTCTATCGACGTTGAAGTTGCTCTGTTGACCAAGATTATCGAGACTGAAGACTTGAGGTCTGTCGTCCGGTCGAAGGTCACTCCCTCGTTCTTTTTGGATGAGGATGCTCGCGACATCTTCGAGTACATGGCTGAAGTGTACCAGAAGCGCGGGAGGATTCCTTCTCTTAGTCTGCTCCAAAATGAGTACCCTGACTTTGAGCCTGAGGAGTCCGACGACGACATCCTTCTTTTGATTGATGCTGTCAAAGACAAGAAGCTCTATGCGGACCTACAGCGTACGTTGTCCAAGGTCGCGGATGAGACGCGAGGAGACCCAACTGAGGGGCTTGCCGCATTGAAGAAGATGAGTGTGCAACTCGCTTCGATTCACTCGACAGGTGAAGACCTCGACCTCACCAAGTGTGGCGATGACCTTCGAGCGGAACTGGAGAAGCTGAAGAACACGGAAGGCACATTGGGTATCCCGTGGCCTTGGGAGGCGTTGAATCGTGCGACTCTCGGAATCCACCTCGGCGAGTTCATCGCGTTCTACGCTCGACCCAAGTCGATGAAGACATGGGTGATGCTCTACGTCGCGTACTGGATATGGAAACAGACAGGGAAGTCGATTCTGTTTCTGACCAAGGAGATGACGCCCGAGCAGATTCGACGACGTTGGGCAGCAATGGCGTGCGAGTTGGAGTACAGCGCGTTTCGTGAAGGCCGCCTCAATGAGGATGAGGAGATTCGTTTCCACGACTTCCTCGACCAAATCGAGGACGAAGGCGAGGCACCGTTCATCGTGTCGACAGTTGAGGAGCAAGGCGCTCCAGCGTTGACGGAGATTCAGGCGAAGATTGAGGACTTTCAAGCGGACATGGTGTTCGTGGACGGGCTCTACTTTCTCGCTGAGGACCCGAGCTGGAAGTCGTTCACGGTCATCACTCGTGGACTTAAACAGCTCGCCCAGCAGAAGAAGGTCGCCATCATTGGGACAACCCAGGCGAACCGTTCTGCGGAGAAGGGACGAGGAGCACTCAGTGAGGTGGCCTTCGGTGACTCCCTCGCAATGGACGTTGACGTACTCATTCGAATCATTAGGGAAGGACAACACAGGGACAACAACGAACTGTTGATGACTCTCCCGGCGTTGCGTGAGGCTCACGGCTGCACGTTCACTATCAACGCTCTCCCAGCTCACGACTTCACTCAGAAACATGAGTTCGAACAGGAAGAGGGAAGCGAAGCACTTAACAGCACAGACGACGGAGCGATTCTATGATGCCAGACCAGATGGATTGGAACCACGCACTCGCTGTCATCGGCCTCATTGTGTCGGTGGCGTTGAACACGGTGTTGGCGTGGTGGGTGCGTCGTCTTCAGGAGGAGAAGGCTGCTGAGATTCAACGCAAGGAGCGCAACGAGAAGTTGTTCCTGTACTGGGAGGCGATGCATCAATGCACGAGCTTCATGAACGGCAGGCTGCGTCACACGCTGACCTCGTTCATTGGGGACGACGGACTAACCAAGTGGATGGCTGACCATCTACTCAAAGTGAGGGAGGCCAAGAAGCACGGCATCCTTCCAGATGTGGAGAAGTACCAATGAGTTTCGCAATATGGTTCGTGGTCCTATTGAGTGGGTTTAATTTGTATCAGACACCCACAATACCCGTAGTACGTCGACCGCCTCCACCTGTGGTTCTACAGCCACGCCCTGTGTTCGTTCCACCACAGCAGCCTCGAATCGTGGTGGTCCAGCAGCGTCCCTCATGGCGTGAGGAGAAACGGCGGCGCGAGTATCGTCGGAAGCGACAAGAGGAAGCGAGACGGCGCAAAGAAGCCAAGAGTGTGTGGATGTACGGACTCCGCTACGGCGAGGGTCCTCTACAAAGAGACAAGCTCCCAAAGGAGCGAAAGCAACGCCGAATGGCGTGGTGAACATAATCAATAGATTGAAAAAGGAAACAACATGAGCACATCAAAAAAGAAGCCAGTAATTCGTCAGGGAGACAAAGCAGCATTCGTGCGGAGTCTACCGTTCAGCACGCCAGCGAGCGAGGTCCGTGACCTTGCCAAAAAGAAGGGGATGATTATCTCCAAGGCGTACATCCACAATATTCGGTCGGCGGCGAATAAGGCGTCCCGTGTCGTCATGAAGAAGGCCGGAAAGAAGACCCTCAAAGGCAAGCGGTCCACGCTGGAGAACAAATTCAAGGAGCTGGTGGTGACCCTCGGTCCTGCGCGAGCGAAGAAGCTCCTCACGCAGACGGAGACGGCTCTCTCGTTGGAGGCGCAACGATGAGTCGTCAGGTTATCCACAAGCACGTCCTCAACGCTGACCTCCTTAACAAGGTTCAGACGATTGAACTTGCACCCGCAGGTTCACTGCTCCGAACTGGAGTACAGGGCGACAAACTTGTGTTCTGGGAGTCCCACCCCATTGATTGGGAGGGGCTTACTGAGAAGATGCGCGCACACACCCAGGTTGACTTTTTAGTCGTGTTCACTGGGAGCGAGTTTGAGGCGGAAGGATTTACTTGGCTCGGCACAGAGCAGCTTGGTTCCTTCGTGTTCCACGTTCTCTACCGTGTACGAGCGAAGCATGGCTGACTTATCTCTATCGCGGAAATTGTACGCGGCGTCAGTCGCGTTGCAGCACGATGACCCGAAGACGCATCGAGAGATGCTCATCGGTCTCTGTGCGGAAGTCCAGGCGGAACTCATGCCTCCGTTCAAGGACCTGCTGTGGAGAGACAACACGGGTCGTTCGTGGAAAGTCGAGGACATGAATGATGGGCACATCGTCAACGCCCTGCACGTTTTGGCTCGACGTCCTGATGAACCATTGAGTCCGATGTTTAAGGCACTCTACTACGAATGCCGAGAGCGTTACCATCAGAAGAAGTTCCATAGATGGATGTGGAGGAAGTTCCTCGATGCTAGGAAACTGGCTCGTGAATTGGGGTGGCTCGATGACTCCGATTGAGGACTATCTGCGGGAAGCGGGAGCGCGTAGGGTTCGTCTGTCAGGCGATAACTACGTCTCCACCTGCCCGTTCCACAAGGACTCGAAGCCGAGCTTCGCGATGAACAAGAACAACGGCATGTTCGTCTGCTACTCCGCTCACTGCGGCGTTCAGGGGAATCTCTACCTGTTCTTAGTGAATGCACTCGATTACACCCCAGACAAGGCCAAGAAGGTTGTAGAGAACTTCGGTCTTTTTGAGTCGATTCAAAAGTACGAGGGAGGGTTCGCTACTCTGCCAGACTACGACGACCGACATCAATCTGGGGCGAAACCTGACGAAGCGAGCATTACGGAAGGGCAGCTCGGTCTCTACCAGTTCTGCCCGAAGTACATGACCAAGCGTGGGTTTAAAAAGAAGACCCTGAGGCGCTGGGGCGTCGGCTACGACTTCAGCACAAGTCGAGTCACTATCCCGGTGCGAGACAGGGACTGGAACCTCGTTGGAATCTCGAAGCGCGCGACTAAGGATTGGCAGGAGCCCAAGTATCTCCATCTCGGTTTCTCGAAAGGGAAACACCTGTACGGGGAGAACATGCGAGACGGTCACGATATAGCCATCGTGATGGAGGGTCAGCTGGACGTTCACTCGTTCAACCAGAATGACCTCGACAGCCCGTGGCTTCCGGTTTCCACGATGGGGACCAGGGTCACGAACCGTCAGATTAAGATGATGCGTAAATTCAAGACTGTCGTTTTGGCATTCGACAATTTCCGAATTGACGCTGATGGGTTAGCGACGACCAAGAAGGTGGGGGATGCTCTCTTACCACACGTCGGAGCGAACTTGTTCGTGTTTGACTTTCAAACAACTAACGTGAAAGACTACGGCGATTTACTAAATCAAGAAGTTGACTACGGCCGCATGATTCTGCCGTATGATTCCTGGCGCCTAGAATCGGACCAATGGTCCAACAATGAAAGGAGTGCGTGATGCTGAAGGGTATGCGCAAGGTGAAGAAGGTCGCTAAGCGACTAGAAGATGAGCGAGGAGACTGGGGCGCGTACGTTCCCTTCTTCAAGCTAGACGACGGCGAATCAGCCATCGTTCGTTTCAACGGTAGTGAGGACGAACCTCACATCTTTGAGTCACACAGCATTCGACGAGGCAACAAGTTCAGCGGCGTCAACTGCGCGAAGGACACACCCGGTCACGATGGATGCGTAGGCTGTTGGTCGAACTCCAATGGAGACAAGGGCGTTGGACGCCCAGCTTCGAAGGGCGCATTCAACCTCATCGACCATCGGTGGTACCACAAACTACTTGACCGAGAGAAGAGTGACGGAGAGAACAAGAGGTATAAGTACATCCTCTGTTCCGATGACGCTCGATGTAAGTACTGCCGCAAAAAGAAGAAGCGCGAACACGGCGGACAAAAGCGCGTCACTTTCGCACTTCAATGGGCTCAACTCCTCGCGGCCACAGATGAGAAGTTGTCCAAGAAGTGCAAGTCGTGTGGCGTCGGTCGCGTCAAGGCTGTCGGGTACGAAGACGAAGATGGCGAACCTGTCGACCCTCCCAGCGATGACGAGGAGTTGGAAGAAGCTATCGAGAGTGGTGAAATCTTCGAGGTTCTTGAGTGCAACAAGTGCGAGGAACCGGAGCGTTGTACGTTGAATGACGCTTTGCTTGAAGTCACTCGCGTAGGGTCAGGCACCAACACGACCTACAAGTTCGACATCGAAGAGATTGTCGAGATGGAGGAGTGGGAAACAGAGTGCGAGCCTGGTGACCTGGAGGCTCAAAACAAGCCCCTCAGCGCGGAGAAGCAGGCAGGCGTCATTGGCGTACAGAATCCGTTCGGCAACTCAGCAGATGACGAAATCGACGAATGGGATGACGAGGACGAAGAGGACGAAGAGGAGAAGCCTCGTAGGGGTCGAGGCAGACGTAGCAGGCGCCGTGATGACGATGAGGATGACGACGAAGATGAAGATGATGACGTCGCAGAACCTTTTGACGACGAAGACGACGATGAGGATGACGACCCTCCCCCACGCCGTCGCAGCAAGAAAAAGGTTGTGAAAAAGAAGGTCCGAAAGAAGGTCGCGAAGAAGTCTTCCAAAAAGAAGACGAAGAAAAGGTTACTACGCAGGCGTCGTTGACTGAATGGGGGCGGGCAACCGCCCCTGTTTTTTCAAACTAGGGAAAAGGGAAACAATGAGCGGACGAATATGGCATCCGAAGATAACGAGTGAGGGACGGCTAGACCTCAGTCATGTCTGGTATGCGAAGACCCCGGAGGATTGTGAGCAGGTTATGAGAGCCCTCGCAGACTCCAAGCTGACGGGGTTCGATACCGAGTACGGTGGATACGAACAGGACAAGCAGCACCCGGTGGGTAGGGTGAAGGGCTACGCGATGCAGTTCTCTACGGAGGAGCATCCGTACATCTTCGTGCAGTGCTGGGGTGAGGGGCGTCGAAACCCTCATGTGTTCAAGCGGTGGTTTGAGGACGAGAGTGCCCCAAAGACCTTGCACAATTACAAGGCGGACGCCCACGTTGTCGCGGAATGGGGATACGACCTCAAGGGTCTCGCGGGCGACACAATGGTGATGGATTACACATTGAATGTGCCTCGCCCTCACTCGCTGAAGAACTGCTACTTCGACTACTTTGGGAAGGACACGAGCGAGTATCGCGATACGTTCGTTCGGCCGAGGCAGAACAAGAACGGCACAGCTTCCAAAACGAACTACCTCCCCACCATTGCGGAGATGTTGGGGATTGAAGGCATCGAGCTGACGGCCGGGAATGAAGACGCGCCGCTCTGGTACAAGAAACCGGGGTACATGAAGCGGTACGTTCCCGCGAGGGATGTGCTGGTCGACTACGCGGTGAAGGACCCGTTCTACACTCTGGAGTTGTTCAATTACCTTAAGGACAGATTGTCAAACATTGAGTGGTGCGCTCGCGGCTCGATGTGGGATTACTACAAGACGTTCGAACTCCCGTACACAGAGACACTGTTCGGAATGGAGCGGCGAGGCATGGCACTCAGCCAAGAGTTCCTCGACAACTGCGATACGACCATCATGAATGACGTGGTGGAGCTGGAACAGGAGTTCATGCGTGAGGCAGTGAAGCTCGGCGCGGACCCAGAGTCGATGCTGTCGTTCAACATGAATGCGCCTCAGCAGATTGGCGGACTCTTCGATGGGTTCGGTTTCAAGTTCACCTCGTTCACTGAGAAGACGAAACTCCCTCAGGTGACGCCCGAGCAGCTCCACAAGAACCGCTCGAAACGCACCAGCAAAATCATCGATGCGTATCTCGAATGGAAACGACTGACGAAAATTCACGGCACCTATACGTTGCCCTTCCAGGAAGCGAGCAACTTCTACGGAGGACGTGTCCATACTCAGTTCAAACAGATTGGCACTAAGACGGGACGCCTCTCGTCAGCAACGCCAAACCTTCAGAACATTCCGCGAGCGGGTGACACGGACAAGTACGGAATCCGAAAGGCGTTCGTCGCGGAGAAGGGAATGGTTCTAGCGGATGCCGACCTCGCTCAGGTTGAGATGCGTTTAATGGCGCACCTGACCAATGACGAAGCGATGATTAAGGCAATCCTTCGAGGCCACGACTTGCACGCTGTGACGGCGGCGGACTGTTTCCGCGAAGTGAATGAGTTCGTTGCGGGCCAGAAGGCGGCAGGCATCCACGAGGACGACCTGTTCTGTGAGAATGGTCCGGTGAAGAAGGAGTTCCCTATTCCCAGGCAGCGCTCCAAGGGCCTCAACTTCGGTATCGCGTACGGGATGACGGAGATTCGGTATGCGAAGGAGACGGGCGCGAACAAGAAGGAGGCCATCCGAGTCCTCCGAGCGTTCTTCGACGGCAAGCCTGGTCTCGCGAAGGGAATCAAGAACACGCACCGTTTCTGTCACCGTCACGGATTCATTCGGACTCTCTTGAGGCGTTACGTTCACATTCCCGAGATTCACAGTCACAAGTTCGGCGAGATGAAGTACGCTGAGCGTCAGTCATTCAACTACGTCATTCAGGGGTCTGCGGCAGATATGCTCAAAATGAGCATGCTCTTAATCGACAGAGACGAAGACCTCGCGGACATGGGAGTGACGATGAACCTCCAGGTCCACGATGAATTGGTTTTCCAGATGCCCGACGACAAAGCTACCAGAAAGCGTGCGAAGCGACGGATTGAAGACTACATGAGTAGACCGTACAAACACTTTGGCATGAAGGATTTGCGGGTGCCCACGCCTGCGGAACTCAACTTCGGTTACTCGTGGGCGGATGCGAAGTAGGAGAATCAAATGGCAGCAGACGAAGTAGGGGACGTCCAAGTCTCTGCGAACCCAGACGCACTCGCGAACCCGGTCACTCAGCAGCCTGCAACCGAGGCGGGGACCTATCTGGCGTTCGTTGAGAGCGTGGTGAAGTCGGACCTCGCGGAGATTGTGTACGACGCCTTCCCCGTGGTTCAGAACGCGAACGTGCCAGCGGATGCGCGAATCAAGTGGCCTCCCGGTTACGGGACAAACGTGTCTCCTTGGGGCCAACAATTCGACCCGGTGACGGGTAAGCGCGAACGGACATGCGACAACGAGAATGGTCAGACTCGATGGACTGACTTTATCAACGCGACCGCTAAGGGCAGGCTCGGCTCACTCCAGGAACATGGGGACCTTGCGGTAGCGATTGCGACGGGAATCATTGCCGCCCTTGATGAGCACATCAATCAGTTCCACACCGGGATTGGGTTGCGTGGAGGAACGGCGTCATTGGACAATGGTGGGCTCAGTTCTCCCATTTCAGTGCCTAACTTCAGCGCGTCCACTCGACTTGTTTTCTCCATCAAGAATTATGGACCGTTCGGCGACCCAGGCACTCTCCGCGCTCGCACGTCTGAGCGCACATACGGCGACCCAGGTACCTTCGTTGTACGTTCCGACCAATTGTTCTTGAACAACACGGCCAGCTTCGACTGGTTAGCCTTCGGATAAAGATATGGTCAAACTAAGAGTCAATAAAAAGGCGTCTAAGAAGACGTCCAAAAAGAAAGCAACTAAAAAGCCCACTGTCGACAAGAAAAAGCTCGCCGCTCTTGAGGCGGTCGTCAAGAAAGTCAACAAGTCCCTCGGCAAAGACGGAGCAGTCTTTCTTGGAAGCCAACACAAAACCTTTACCCGGATGGGGACAGGGATTGTTGCTCTGGATTTCGTCATTGGCGGTGGCCTCCCTCGTGGTCAGATGACGATGTTTTCCGGGGAGGACTCCACAGCTAAGACGATGTGCAGCATCCTTTCGGCAGCCAAGGTTCAACGTGAGGGAGGTACTGTTGTGTGGGTCGCAGGCGAAGGGTTTGACCGAGAATGGGCTGAGTCACACGGAGTCGACCTCGATTCCATCTTCGTCATTCAGGCAGATACCGGAGATGTGGCACTTGAGTCGGCCATCTCACTGATGGAGGAGGCTCCTGTGGACTTGCTTGTCATCGACTCTGTGCAGTCGTTGGGGACGACTCGTGAGATGGAGGATGGCGTAGACCAAGAGTCCTACGGCAACGCTGGTGCCCCTCAGATGTGGGGACGAATCATGAGGCGATGTTACGCGGCGATGAACAAGATGGAGCAGGGACAGGAGACCGCCATCATAGCTATCTCTCAGGTGCGTAGCGCGGTAGGGAAACGCGGATTCAGGGGGATGACCCCAGACCCGGAGTCTTCAGGTATCAAGGCTCTCAAACATTGGAAAGCCGTCGAGGTGTTTTTCAAAAAGGGAGACTACGATTATGAGGGTGACAAAGAGAAGCGTAATATTACGCGCAGGCAATTCAAATTGAAGAACCTGAAGAACAAGACAGCTACTCCGCATCGTGAGTCTAGTTTCGACTTCTACCCTCGGACGCGGAAGGTGGATAATCGAATCACGGCTGTTCGCCTTGCCAAAGCGTTCGGTTTTGTTGAGAACAAGGGCGCGTGGTACAAGGGGTATGGCGTCCGAGCACAAGGTGAGAGAGCCTTTGCAGACAAACTCGACCCTTCCGTTCTGCGGAAGATGGTTCAGGAAGTAAACCGGCAAGCAGCCGAGTGACATAGTAATAGAAAGGATAAAGAACATGACACAACCAGCAGCTCCTCCTCCCCTCTTCCCTCTGAAGCTCTTCGGGGAAAAGTACTTCATCAAATCAGATGCGGTGCTGGGCGCTTTCGCATTGGAGAATCTGGCCGCACGAGGGGGCACCGTCTTCCTCGACACAATCAAGAGGTTTCATCTCACGTTCGTTGTGTACGACCCTGAGAACGACTTTCAGCCCACGCATCTCGTCGCGAACGGCGAATGGAAAGGGCCTGCTGTTCCTAGGGCTGTCAAAAAGAAGACCTCTAAAAAGACAAGGCGAAAGTGACCCAGTACGCACCACCCACTGGAATAGCCTGGTGGCGCGTCTCGTACCTGGGAGTACTCGATGAATTCAACCGACCCAAGTTCATCGGGTACTTCTACGGGAAGACCGCCTTCCAGGTCGGCAACAAAGCGGTGTCGCACATTCGTCGCGAGAAGATGTTCTACGTCGAAGGGTCGCCGGTCATCGCACACTGGAGCGCGTTCGACACCAAGATGGTGTGGGACACGGGAATGAAGGAGGAGGAGTTCAATGCGAAAAGGGAGGCTGCTGGGTCGGTCATCGAACCGCTCGGCGCAGAAGCGTTTGGAGAACTCCAGAAAACAGGAGAACCGACTGGCGGACTCATCAAACGGAAGAAGGCAGCCAGGAAGCGGAAATCAGTGGCACAGCAAGGGGGACGTAAAGGGAAAAAGTAACGACCGAACGTGGCTCTACGAGTGCAAGGACACCGTAAAGAAGCAATTCACTTTGAAAGAAGTCACTCTCAAACAGCACATCGTGCAAGCTACGATGGAAGGGGCGTCAGCGGCATTCGTCTTGCGGTTTGAGAACAAACGAGAGTATGTCGTAATTGAAAAGCATCTATTCGAGGAATTGAGAGATGGAAAAAGCAGACAAGACAACGAAGACTGAAACACCTGAGCACCTACAAGGGAAGGTGCCTTCTACGATTGACCAGGCCCTCACCCTGGTGAACAAACTACTCGTGGACGCGGAGGACGACCCGAACAGACTGGCTCTGCTTCGCCAGAAGGTGAACCTTGAGGAAGCGAAGAAGGTGGACCACTACCGACAGCGCGACATCGAGGCGCGTGAAATGCAGGCCAAGGCGCTGCGTATTATCGCCCGTGTTGCCCGTAAAGAAATGAAGGACGAAGGAGACGACGAAGATGGCGAAGGGTAACAAGAAGTCTTCCAAGCGAATCACCAAAACGCCGTCTCAGTTGAAGATGGCCCAAGCTCAACGACTCATTGGCTCTGAGTGTGATGCGGTGAAGGACCTTCTCATCGAGAAGAATAAGGCGTACGGGAACTCGTTTGCGGAACCCATTGGCATCTTCGCGAAGGGGCTTGAGCCAAAGTCTCAGATTCGTGTGAGAATCGATGACAAGTTGACGCGGCTCAAAAAGGGGAGCGAGTATCCTGGTGATGACACGGTTCTGGACCTCATCGGATATTTGGTACTCTACCGCGTGGCTCAACGCATGGAGGAAGAAGATGGAAAGTGACATCGACCTCAGTGATGGCCACGAGATTACCTCGTTGAACCTCACAGACGGGAACAATCCGATGGTGACCATTCACTCGAATGGCCACTTCTCTGCGTTCGGCAAGGACTACACTCAGGACGGCGACAAGTTCGGGATGCGTCTTTATGAAGCACTTCACTTGTTTCTGAAGACGGGCTGCCCTGTTCTCGGCGCGGAACTCCTCGACCACGGGTACCTCAAACTCGTGGAGACGTGGGGCTCCGATGAACGCATCATCGAAGCCGCCCGTATGTCGACAGACAGTTCGTTCCACGGATGGGACCCGTACTACCAATGCAAGAACTGCCGCGCCGTTTGGCACGACGTGGAAGGTCAAGAGGTTCCCGACGGAGTGTGCGCTCAGAACTACGGAGGACCCTGTTCGTGGCAGTACAAACCGAAAGGTGATGAGGGACTGCTCTCGTATCTCTACAACCACAACCACGCGACTCCCTTTGAGATGGGTGGTGCGATTTTTGAGGTACAGGCTCCCATCTTCGTCTTCCGGGAGTGGCACCGTCACCGAACTCAGTCGTACAACGAGCTGAGTGCTCGCTACACTGACCTTCCTGCTCTGTACTACGTTCCCACAAAGGAACGTCTCTTGATGAACACGAGGACTAAGAACAAGCAGGCGGGAACGAAAGACGGCACGGAGCTGACCGAAGATGGCGCGGACTTCTTCATCGACACTCTGACGAAGCAGTACGAGAACTGTGAGAACATCTACCAAGGCGCGATGGATTCCGGCGTCCCCAAGGAGTTGGCTCGCTGCATCATGCCTGTTGGTCACTACACCCGAATGCGAGCGAGCGCGAACCTACGAAACTGGCTCGCCTTCATGACGCTTCGTTCTGCCCCCAACGCTCAGTGGGAGATTCGTCAGTACTCTGACGTCATCAACGGACTGCTCACCTCGAAGTTCCCTCGTACAATGGAGTTGTTCAATGCCCAGACCTGATATGGAGTCTCTCCCAGACAAGTTGTTGCGTCTGCGCGACTACACACGGGATGAGGTGTTGAAGCAGTACGAGAGCATCGGACCTTCTGGTACGTTCGCTATTGAGTGCGTCATCAAGCCTGCCATCGCTCGTGCGGATGAGGCCCTCAAAACGCATGATGCGGTAGCGATGATTAAGGCGGTCAAAGAGCTGGAGGAAATCAAGTGACAGCACACGCAGGTGAGCCTGTTTTCGACGACCCTCATCTCTTCATGTTCGCGATTGCGGGAAAGACTCGCGATGAGGCTCGCAAAGCTCTCAAGCGCGTGGTTCAGGAGAAGGGGTATCACGAGAGTCAGTGGGACGAGATTCCCCCTAATGAAAAGGTTCTTTACGACAGAGCGTTTGTCGCGACCCGAGATATGGTTCGTGGCAACGCCTGGAGTTTCAAGGTGGATGAGAAAGAGCCCTACTCTATCGACGTCATCAATCAGATGAAGCAGACGATTCGCCGAATCATCTTCGTTGTCCGGTTGAAGGAAGCGAAGGGGCGTCACGATGTCCATAGTTGAGAAGGTGCGCAAAAAGAAAGTACTCAAAAAGCGCATCAAGAAGAAGGTCGTGAAGAAGACGCGGCCAGTGGTGAGGGAGAATCCGAAGGTGATTGCTCCTCCCCCGAGCGTCATCGGAATCATCGACGACGTAATCGAGGCAGACAAGGAAGTCGTTCGTTTCTTTCGGCCGTCCATGTTTCATGGGTGTCCGAGGGCGAACGTCTTTCACCACGTCATGGCTCCTCGCCACCCACAGCGAATCACCAACCGTCTACGTCGAATCCTCGACAACGGGAGCGCGGTTCACGAGTGGGTGCAGGAGCACTACCTCTCTCGCCACCTCAAGTACTGGTTCATCAAAGAACCGAAGGTGCTCGCCAAAATCAACGGAGCCTATGTGCGCGGCTCCTGCGACGGTGTGTTCATCCGACGGAGCGACGGGTACCGATTCGGTATCGAGTTCAAAACGATTGGCCACACCTACTTCGAGCGACTCACGAAGCCGAAGCCCGAACACGTTCTTCAGGCGCGCATCTACATGCGACTCCAGAAGCTCGACTACATCGTCATCGTCTATTGGGACAAAGACAAGCAGTTCTTAAAGGAGTTCCCAGTCAAGGCTGACGATGCGGAATGGAAGAAAATCACCCAGCGAGTGAAGAAATTCAAAGGGTACGCGGACAAGTACGACGCTGCGAAGAACGACCGCGATAGGGCCAAGGCTTTGCCTGTGTACAACCGTAAGGTTTGCGACCCCGACTTCTGTACATACACTGACTACTGCAAGAAGATGGGGGCTCCGCTCCCGTAACGAAAGAATGAAAGATGTCCAAACTGAAACTAATGTTTTTCTCATTGTTGATGGCACTGACCGTGGCAGGTTGTTCCGGTATGCCTCAGAAGGAGGTGATACTGCGGGACGCGACAACTCTGTCGAACGGGGCCGCTGTTACCATCTCCACTGCCCAGGCGACTGCGATGCTTCTGTACGAAGCACATCAGGTTGCGTACGTCGAGACGGAGGCGGCGAAGGAGGGGGCTACCAAGGCGAAAATTCGAGCTGGCCTTGAGCAGATTCGAGAGGACTGGGAACCCGTCAAGGAGTTGTTCAAACAAGCCATCGACGTTCACGGCGTTCTCACTGAACTCATTGAACGAGGAGACGACCTCATCACACTCGCGGAACAGACTAAGAAGCTGATGGAGCTTCAAGCCGAAATCGCTGACTTCATTTCCGACAAGCGGGAAGAAGTCTCCAATCTCAAATAGGAGGACCAGAGAAATGACCATGCTAGTTGCATTTTTGAAGTTCATGGTGGGGATTGCCCCCGACATGTACGGCACCGTCAAGCACGCTCTTCGTGAGTGGAAAGAGCTAGATGACGCCAAAACGGAAGAACTCATCAAGGAAATTGAGCCCGCTGATTGGGGCGCAGTGGACAAAAAGGTCGACAACAAGGTAGACTCCCTGGACATCCCCGAGGAATAGCCCATCTTAGGGGAGCAACAGGTTGGTATTTGCCCGGAATGGGGTGGGTGGTTCAGTTAGCGTTTTTGTTGTTTCCTTCGTTCGCTGAACCGCCCGCCTCGCTCTCTTCCAACTAGACACAACAACAGACACAGCAATGGCTAACTCAAACCTCAAGCGAGATAAGCGCATCGAAATCTGGCGCGGTAACTGGAACGCAATGTACGGCGCTCGACCCGAGCCCACTCGACGCGAAGACGGTTCACTCGTCATGTCTCCCAGCGTTCCGATGAACAACCCCGATGGGACTCCGATGACGCGCAAGCAACGTCGCAAGGTTTGGCGTGAGTCGAGAAAGTTGGCGCGGTCATGAGTGACGACAAGAACATGCCTATCCCCCTCGATACGAAGTTGGGGGAAATCACCATCCTACAGTTCGCGGACCTCCTGGAGTTCAAGGGAGACGTTCACCGTGCGCAGCTTGCCGAAAAAGAACGGATTCTATCTGAACGAGTCTTCGCGGACATTGACGGGGTGCGGAATCTCGCACACCCGTTTCGTATGCGCTCGAAGAAGGACGTACGCGAGTTCACGAAGCAGCTCGAAGAGTTCATCGACGCCTCCGAGAAAGGCGGCTCCCCGAAGTGCGAGTTCGTCGTCGCGATGGCGATTGTCTCACCCGATGGTGAAGTGACGAAGATGCCTTGGGATGAGTGATGAAGCGTCTCAAGATAAAGAAGGCGGCGGACCCACTCAAGGCCGCTAAACAACGACTGCGCGAGCTACGTCTCCGCGCCCCGACACGGCCCGTCAACGACGACGGGACCGCTCTCAACCCACAACTCCCTCCTGACCTGACCGCGTTGAACGATGTCGAGATTGGACGACTCCACTCTCAGTTCGCGTGCATGGCTCAGTACGCCATAACGAGGCTGGCCATCATGGCGGTCGAGACTGCGGTGGCGAAGAAGGAAGAGAAGTTCGTGCGTGCGAAGGTGCGCACTGAGAAGTCTGGCACTGTTGCCGACAAGGACATGAAGGTAGACCTCGACAGGCGAACCAGGAGTGCGGGTCACCACACTCTGGTTGGCGAAAGCACTGAAGGGCTTACACGGGCAGTACTTGAGGGGTTCCTCATTGGCCGTGATGCTACGTCGCGAGAGATGACCCGCCGGCACCGTACGGATTGGGGAAACAGGACGTAACACATGGTTAACAAAGTACTAACAGATGAAGATGTAGTTCCGGCACACAAGGAGCCGTACGAGTTTCGAGTGTCGAACAAGACCTCGGTCCACGACTTAGCGACAGGAATTCAGCGACACGTTGAAGAAGGGAAGTCGGTCGTGCTCTCGTGCATGGGCGTTGCTCCCAACTCAACTGCTGTGAAGGCGGTTGCGGTCGCGAACGGTCGTGTGGCTCCCCAAGGCTTCGTCTTCCTCATCATGCCCGCGTTCGGGTCAGCGATGGTCACCAACAAGGACCACCAAGGTGAAGTCGAGCGCACCACGATTCGGCATCAGATTGTCAAGTACATCGTGGGGACGTGATGGCGAAAGCGTCACGGGACAAAGGGAAGAGAGGAGAACGCTGGCTAGCTACCAAACTGCGTGAATGGTTCCCCGAGTTCGCGAAGAGCATCGTACGAGGTCGGCAGTCTCGTGGGGCATCCAATGATGAACAGGACGTAAAATTTCCACTCATTTGGTGGGAGATGAAGTCCGGTAAGAAGCAGAATCCACGCGCAGCGCTGGCCCAGGCGATTGAAGACGTAGCGACGAATGGAGGGGAGAAGATTCCCGTGGCCTGTGTCAAAGACGACAGGAAAGACGCATTCGTGGTTCTCCTATTGGATGACTTTTTGTTCCTACTCAAAGATGGGAACATGAAAGCCTTAAAGAAGGCTTACAGAAAGGAAACAACAGATGGCAGACGTAACAAAGTATTACGAGATGGCGGCGGACGGGAAGTTCTATCTCGTCCTGGAGGACGAAGATGGAAACCCCGTATACGAGCCAGCCGACGAAAGTCTAAATCTCGTTGAGATTGGGAAGACCGGAAAGTTCATTGAGGCCCGCGACCTCGCTGAGCTAGCCAAGCAGCGGGCAGCTGATAGTCACAAGGACTATTTCGAGGACCCGACTAAGGCAAAGCAGCGAATGAAGTCGCAGGAAGCTCTCGCTCGTCAATTGGACGTTCTGAGTACGGACATGCGCGTACCTCCCACGGGACCGAACGTACGCTACATCAAGGACGAGGAGTTCCTTGAGCTGCGGAAGACGTATGAGAAGGCACACGCTGTGGGGCAGGAGCGGGATTGCGACTTTCAGCCCCTCTCTTCGTACCACCACAAACTGACCACGAAGTCAGGGACCATCATTCGTCCCGTGTTCCAAGGCGAAGTAGGTATGGAAGGCCACACCATCCTCTGTCTGGAAGAAGGCTACGGAAAGGGTACTATGGTCGTTGGAGGTCTCGATGCCCAAGCAATACCCGAAGGGGAGTGAATCCCGACTATCACGAGAAGGACTACGCGGTGCTCGTCTCGAAGGCACTGAGCACGAAGGCAAAGTGGTCAAGGACATTTGGGCACACAAGGAATCTCGACGACAACGAACCGTCAAGTTCACTGACGGGACAGAGGCCAACATGGGAATCTTCGAGTTGGTCGGTCACCTGATTAAAGGACGAGTGAGGACAAAACGATGATGAGAAGCGGAATCAGCCCTGGGGCGGCCAAGCCCTGCAAAGACTGCCCTGGCAGTGACCCAGTAGAATCAATCAAAAAGTCAGCGACGTTTCTCGTCCAGGCTCACCAAGGGATGCAGGCCCTTTACGGAACTCTCGCGACTCTCGCACGACAAGAGGGTGCAACTAAGGACGCGGAGGCTTACGAGAGAGCCGCTCAGCGTCACCAACAGATGGCAGAGTGGAGCGCTGAGGTTACGCTCCCAGATGGTGCAGAGGTAGACGAAGACGATGAAGACACTCTCAATGACACAAATCCACTTATGGCGACCGGAGATGGGAGCGGGTCTGGACCTGAAGCTCCTGAGGAAGGCAGCGGTGGCTCTAGCGGAGTACTCGACGGCGGGGAAAGCGGGAGTGAACATGGGGGACCCGAGGTACCTGGAGGTGGCCGGGTCGACGAAGAACCCGGTTGAGTCATTTCTCTACTGGTACCTCCTACATCTGGGGTACGGGGCGATGGCTCACGCCACTCTCATGCCCTGTACTCTGCCCTACGCATTTTGCGAGCAGTGGCAGACCGTTGGGACACTTCACGTCCCTTCCCCAGGTGACATCGTTCTATTGGCACACAAGGATGTGATTGCCGAAAAGACTGGACACAAAGGGTACCACGCTTGCGTGTGCGAATCGTGGGGGGACACCGAGTTCAAGTCCTACGACTACGGACAGTGGAACCAGATGTACAATGTTCCGGGTGGCCGCAAGAACGTGCGCAAACTCGACAAGCCGTGGGTGTTCGAAACTCACCGCGTCATGGGGTGGGTGGACATCTCCAGACTCCCAATCACTAAACCAGCGAAGCTGCCCGAGGGACTCGACATCGGCATCGCTGTTGACACAGAGAAAGAGTTCCATTTTTACACAGACAAGGACAACTGAATCATGAGAACACTACGAGTAGGAATGCAAGGGGCCGACGTTGAGGCCCTTCAACACTTTGTGAACAACTACCTCGACCCCGACATCGGGGCTGACGGAGTGTTCGGGAGTAAAGAGACCAAGCCCGCCGTCATGAAGGTGCAGGCTATTGCGATGGAGAAAGGTCTCGACATTGGGGAAGACAAACCCGATGGCGTAGTTGGGAAGATGACGACCGCTGCCTTCATGCAGATGGGGTGGGAGCCTGTCGGGTACACTCAGATTGAGGAGAAGGTCGACGAGAATTACGCGAAGCCTGACTACAAGGCTCTCCGTCAACACGAGCGCATCGCGAAGTTCGGTACTCCCGGCTCCATCGGCGAAGATGGTAAGTTCGTTCTGGATGAGAAGTTCCGCAAGGAGATTACTTCAATTGATATTGCTGATTTTGTCACTCTCCCGAAGGATTTTGAGGGCTCAACCAAGCTGTTCCTGCACAAAAAGGTAAAGGGACAATGGAAGGCGATTCTCTCAGAGATTGAGGCACAAGGTCTGGGAAAAGATTTGCTGACCTGTGGAGGAAGTTGGGCGCCGCGATTCGTGCGCGGCTCACGGACGACTTTTTCGAGCCACGCATTCGGGACAGCTATCGACTTCAACGTCCCTTGGAACTACATGCGACAAACGCCCGCCCGAAAAGGAAAGAAGGGGTACCTCGGCAACATCGTCGCGATTTGCAAGCACTACAAAGTGTACAGCGGCGCGTGGTTCCGACGTCTCGACGGCATGCACCTAGAGAGTACGCATACCGACGAGGAGCTTGAGAAGATGGGAGTCTTCAAAGGTACCAAGGAGCGACTGAAGAAGCTGGGCGAAGAGAAGGCGTCCTGATGGAGAAGTTGCGACTGAACATGAGAGCGACCGTTGAGTGCAAGTTCTCGGCGGCGCACCAGTTGGAAGGGCTGGGAGCGGACCACCCGTGTACGAGTCTTCACGGACACAACTACAAGGTGTGGATTACGTTCGAAGGGGAGCCTGACGAACTTGGGCTCATCATCGACTTCCGCTTGGTCAAGGACGTCATCAAGAAGATGTACGACCACAAGAACCTCAACGAGGTCATGCCTGGCCGAAACACCACAGCAGAGAATCTGTCGTTTGACGTGTTGCGCGTAATGAACGATGTGATTTTCAAGATGCAGGAAGAAGAGCGCGTCCGCGTCGTGCTGGTCGAGGTTCAGGAGACAGAGACGTCGAAGGTGCGTCTGGAGGTTGTACCTTATGAAGACGCTTAAATTGGTCGGTTTCCAGAAGCCCATCTTCTCCACGGTTCAGGGTGAAGGACACCTGTCGGGTACTCCTTCGGTGTTCGTGCGCCTCCACGGTTGCGACTTCTCGTGCGAATGGTGTGATACCAAAGAGTCCTGGCGCGAGGGAAGCGACTACGACAATACGGACGTTGACGAAGTGATTGAGCTCATCAAGCTCAGTGGAATGGAGCATGTCGTCATCACTGGAGGGAATCCCATCCTTCAGGGAGACTCGCTCCTCGACGTCGTACAGGAGCTGAAGGAGCACCACATCACCATCGAGACTCAGGCGTCCGTCTACCATGACATCGCCCGAGACGCTGACCTCCTCAGCCTCTCCCCGAAACTCCACGACTGGCGTGAAGACGTCATTCAGGAGTTCCTGGATAACGCTCAAAGGGAGACGCAGTTCAAGGTGGTGGTGCCTTCGATGGGGGACCTACCCTCAGCACTTCGGAAGCTGGAGCGGGTGAACGAAATGAATCCGTACAAAACGGTTCACTATTTCATCCAACCGGAGTACAACGGCGGTCGTGCGCTGGTGAGGAGCATCATCGACTCGATTATCGAAAGTCGGTTCCTCGGTAGCATCAACCTTCCGAACCTGCGGGTCCTTCCTCAACTTCACAAAACGAGCCTCCACGTTGTCTAAGCCTGACCCCCTCGTCCGCGCTGTCCGAATGATGTTGGACGAAGCGGTCACCGTTAACGAGCCCGAGCTGCTTGACTTGAAGAACACGCCTCGGCGTGTGGCGAAGATGTACCGGAAGGAGTTGCTCTCATCGTACGAGTTCAACTCCGAGGTCGCTCTCAGAGAAAAATTCACCACGTTCCCCAGTCAGGGGAATCACGAGATGGTGACGGAATCGAACATCCAATTCTACTCACTATGTGCTCACCACATGTTGCCTTTCTTCGGCAAAGCTCACGTTGGGTACATTCCACACAACGAGATTGTTGGGCTGTCGAAGATTCCTCGTGTGGTCGAGTACTTCTCTCGTGCGTTACAGACTCAAGAGAGGTTCACGAGCCAGGTGGCCGACTTCCTCAACACCGAGCTTGACGCGGCGGGAGTGATTGTGATTACTGAAGCGCGTCACTTGTGTATGGAGATGAGGGGCATCGAAAAGCCTGAAACTGTGACTCGTGTTTCTGCGATTCGAGGGCGTGCTAGAGACCCCGTTGTGCGTGACGAATTTTATCGGTTGATTTCTTTGGGAAAATGACCTGATTGACATTGACACGTCACAGTGACACAATGAACGAACTTACTGAATCCCGATTGACTGGTTTTGTTGTCCCTTTCCAGGCTTTCGGGATTCGTTTTTCCAACCCATCATTCGATGAGGAGTAACAGACATGGCTAAGAAGAAGGCAACAAAGAAAACGACAAAGAAGGCTCCGAAGAAGAAGGCGCCTGTAAAGAAGAAGACGACCAAAAAAGCAACGAAGAAGACTGCGAAGAAGAAAACCACCAAAAAGAAGGCAACGAAGAAGACGGCCAAGAAAACCGTTGCCAAGAAGGCGTCCAAGAAAAAGACTTCTAAGAAGAAGGTTGCCAAGAAGACTTCAAAGAAAAAGGCAACTAAGAAGAAGCGCAAGCTCAAGGCTGGCGTCGTGAAGCAAACCAAGTCGGTTGAGTACCTGCGTGACGATGAGGGCAATATGTTCCGTCGCCGTCGTTCGCGTGCCAAGGAGTTGGATGAAGGTCCGACCGGCAAGGCGAAGCAGCTCATCACCGGACTCGATAAGCTGGAGATGGAAATCGAAGACCTCAAAGACAAGCAGCAGGAGAAATTCAAGCAGCTCGTCGAGGTCGAAGGGAACACGTTCCTCCATCCCGAGCGTGGACCCATGTCCATCATGCAGCGTAACGATGCGTACTACTGGCGTGTGAAACCGACTGGACGTTCCGCTGGTCAGGGCAGGCCCGTAGTGAACGAGTCCACTTTGGAAACAGTAGACGCGGAAGACGAAGAGGCAGGAGACTTCTGAGCCAGTGGGACAGAAGTTCGCGGTTGCGGTAGAACCCAACGCCCGTCCGAAACTCAAGAATGGTCGCATGGTGCGCAGCAGGACAATCGTCTACTGTCACACTGACCAGGCAGATTGGGCTTCGGGCGGGGAACCTGCCCACTGCAACGTCTTCGACTTCAAACCATCGTTCCGCACCTGCAAGCGGTGCAAGCACAACCACGGCACTATGGAGATGGGGTGTAGTTCCGTTCCCCAGAAGGGGATGTGCAACAAGGATGCGAAACGGGACAAGTACGGCGTCGTCATCAGGAAGGGCAATCCTGACTTAGTTCATGACGCACGACACGAGGACTGTCGGAAGTGTTACCAACGTCACATCTGTCTGTGGCACAAATTGAACGCAGTCTCTAAGGTAAGATTGCGAATTATCCCCTGAAAGAAGTGAATCCACTCACTTTCATAGGGGTTGACACCGAATCACCCCATCGACTAGGATGGAGTGTCTTTCAAACGAAAGGGAACAACCTATGCGGGTCTGGCGCATCAAGCGACGGGCCTCAACCGAGTTGTCTATTGACGACAAGGTTTGGTGGCTGGCAGATAGTCTAAAGACACCGAAACAATTGAACCTAATCATTAAGCGCCAAGACGCGGGAGGAGTCTTCCTCGATGCAGTTGGCGAAATCCACGGCACCGGAGAATCCGGTCGCATTCTCATTCAACTCAAACAACCAACCGATGATATGGAGTGCGAATTCCTGAAACTCAATTTGGAAGAACAAGGCATTCGCATAATTAAAAAGGAAGTATAAGTACAATGGCAAACACCAAAGCTGAACTCGCAAAGAAGGGCCTCGCAGAACTGCGGAAGATTGCGAAGCGTCACAAGATTAATCCGACTGGTAAGCGTCAGGCGCAGCTGGTTCGTGAAATCATGAAGAAGCAGGCGACTGCGAAGGGTAAGGGCACTGCCGCTGACCCGGATGCAGGCAAGACTCGTCGTGCGAAGACCTCAAAGAAGACGACCAAAAAGACCACCAAGAAGGCTGCCGCAAAGAAGACGACTAAGAAGGCATCTAGCCGCTCTTCATCCTCAGCGGCGAGCGCGGCGTCCGACAAGTCAGAGGTCACGGCACTCAAGAAGAAGGTCGATGCCCTGGAGGCCAAGGTCGAGTCATTGGAGAACCAGACTCGCGGACAACTCGCTACCGCCATTGCTCAGTGCATGGACGAACTCGGTATCGAGCGACCGAAGGAGTGGCAGGACGCGGCTTACCGAAAGATGCTGAAGAAGCGTAAGGAGGAAGAAGAGGCCGAGGAGGAGGAACTCGATGACGACGAGGAGCTGGACGACGACGAAGAAGTCGATGAAGAGGAAGGCGATGAAGAAGAAGTCGACGAGGATGCCGAGGAAGAGGACGATGAAGAGGAAGTCGATGATGAAGACGAAGAGGTCGACATCGTAGACGAAGATGGTGACGAGGACGAAGACGAAGAGGAGCCTGACGACGAGGAGGAAGAGGGCGACGATGAGGAAGAGTCCGACGAAGAAGAGGACGAAGAAGAAGGTGATGAGGAAGAAGAAGAGGAAATCACCGAGGAAGAGCTGAACGAGATGAATCTGTCCGAGCTGAAGGACTTGGCCAAGAAGGTCGGGTTCCGAGGTGCGGGTCGGTACAAGTCAGCCAACAAACTTCGCGAAGCTCTCATCGAGGCTTTGGAAGAGGAAGACGAAGAAGAGGAGTAAACAGTATGGCCGTCAAAAAGAAGACGGCGGCGAAGAAAACGGGAGCTGCGAAAGCGGCTCCCTCTTCGTCGTCTAAGAAGAAGGTAACCAAGAAGAAAGTGACCAAAAAGGTCACGAAGAAAAAGGCAACCGCTAAGAAGGCGGCCAAGAAGACCACCAAGAAAAAGAAGAAGGCCAAAAAGAAGCCTTTGACCTTGGCGGACAAGCAGGCACGTCGTCTCATCGAACAAGCACCGGAACGTGACGAGGAGCATGAGCTTCCGAAACACATTTATCCGGGTGCTCGCGTCAAGGTGTTCTACGAGGGTGAGGACACCGAGGCGATTGTGGAGTTCGTCCATGAAACGAAGGACATCTTCATGCTCAAGTCCCTCAAGGACAAGAGTCACTTCGCCTGTGCGGAGCGGTACATCAAACCACTCAAGACGGCGAAGAAGAAAGTTCTGAAGAAGCGAACCAAGAAGGCTTCGAAGAAGAGCGAAGAGTGATTCGACGGGCTCCGGGGATGGCGACGTCCTCGGGGCCTTCTCACTTGTGCTAGGATGGAACGATGCAGGGAACCAAAGTCTACATGGCGGGTGCGGAAGTCAGCGCACTAGCGGAGTCGCTCCTCAACAATGGAGTGAAGCGAATCCTCTGGTCCTACTTCTACATCATGGAGATGAAGCGAGAGAGGCAGCTCGCGTCGTACATGGAGCAGAACCCTGACGTCTCGTTCTTCCTCGACTCCGGGGCGTTCACCTACTTCACCAAGTGGAAGAAGGACGCATCCAAACTTCCGCACTACGAGAAGTACGTCGAGCGTTACTTCTCCTACATCGATGAGTATGGACATCTCTACGACCGCATCGCGGAGCCCGACCTCGACAACACCGTACCCGGTGTGACGAATAGAGACGTGTCACATTGGTTGAATGAGATGCTCCTCACTTGGCCCGACCTCCCCGTCCTTCCGGTGTGGCATGGGTGGCGCGGCCAGGACGAATGGAACACCTACCTGTTGGACGACCGAATCAAGTTCCTCGGACTCGGACGCCAAAGTGGAGACTCTGGGCTCATGCGGAAGTTGGTGGTTCAGGCGCGTCGAGTCGGGAAACCCGTACATGGGTTTGCCCAAACGAAAGTGAACACTTCGCTCAAAAAGATTCCGTTCGACAGCGTTGACTCGACCTCGTGGCTGACGGGGCAGCAGTACGGCACCATGTACGTCTTCCAGGGGAACAAGTTCATCACCCTCGCGAATGCGAATGATGGGAAGCGACGACGCAAGCTGTACCGGAACTACTTCAAGGCCATTGGGTGCGATTACAAGAAAATCGAGGATGATGACGTCCACGAAGTGAGGAAGGCCAACGTGCTCGCCTGGAGGATGCTGGGGGACCGTCTCGCGGAGATTCAGAAGCGACGGGCGGAAACGGACGTCACTCACGGTCTGGAGCGTCCTGAGGGCGATTCGGGGGGCGTGGTGAGTCTCTCTCGTGGCGAATCCGGCGAAGCGTCCCAGGGCGTCCCCAGGGCGCGGGAACGGGCGGTTTCAGCATTCAGCGAGGGTGGAATACTTCAGAACTTCAGACAGCGGGGCGATGAAGTCGCACGCATGGGGGAGCGCCCGCGAGAGCGGGAGAGAGCGCCGTCAATTAGTTCGGCCAAACAGAGGTGAACAATGTCAATTCCAATGGGTGAAAAAGGTAGCATCGAGGAAAGCTACCACACAGTTATCGTTCTCTTCGCGTTCATGCGGGAGTTCCTGAAACACGTCCCCCCAGAGCAGTCGCTCGCGGTGATGTCGCTGGTCGAGCGAGAGGTGCGTTCAGGGACGACACCGGATGCGGATGTGGTCGCCAAGAAACTCGTGATGCTGGTCGAGCTGGAGGCGGAATACGCGAAGATGCGGAGGGACCCCGGCCAGCAGACCGGATACGAGAAGTTCAAGCAAGAGTTCGACGGCGAGGTAGCGCGAGCGCGTGGTACCCTGACCCCCGAGATGCGGAAGGAACTCCAGGAGAAGGCGCCCGAGGCGTTGAAGGAAATCGACGCGCTCTACGCGAAGATTGGCGGAATGAACCCGGTCTTCGACAACGTGTTCGACAGCTTGACGAAGGCGAGGAAGCCCAATGGCTAAGAAGTTCAAAGTAGTTCGGAAGAAAAAGACAGTTAAGAAGAAGCTCAAACTGAAGAAGAGCACTTCGGAACCGAAAGCCGAAGAGAAGAAGGCTGAAGAGACGGCCATTGCCAAAACCGATGAAGTGACTCTGGCACAAGCGGGAGACATCGGACCCAAGGAGCGCGATACCGTCTCGATGGTGATGGAGGGTTCCGTTCATCTGCCGGTGGTGACTGCCGAGTCGACCGACCTCGCGCTGGAACACTCGAAACTGGAGAAGCTGCCGAAGTTCGCTTGTTCGACCTGCACCATCTCGTCTGAGTGTCCCGAGTTCAAGGAGGGTTACGTTTGTGCGTTCAACGACGCCTTCAGCGCGTTCGGAAATGTGCGCAGCGTAGACAACGTGATGGAGTTGATGCGGTTCGTTGTGAACAAGAACTCGACTCGAATGATGCGTGCTCTGCTTCAGGAGGAGATTGTTAGCGGTGGACAGTTGGACCCACAGGTAACCCGTCAAACCGAGGTTGTTCTTGGTCAATTGGAACGTATTGTCAGACTCTCTTCACAAGTGAAGAAAGTTGGGGTACAATTCTCTGGTCCTGGCGCGTTACAGACGGCGACAAATGACAGCCAGCAAGGTGGAGGGATTCTATCGAAACTCTTCGGCAGCGTTCAGGAACCAATCAAAGATGAGGCCGATGCACCTCTCAATCTAGCATCAGATGCAACAGTTGAAGTAGAAGGGCAGTCAATCGATGTGCCTGGAGGAGACGAGCCAAATGGCGAGAACAATCAAAATGCGACGGGCGGGGTCCAAGAAGAAGACCAAGCCCCAGGAGTCTTCGACGAAGAAGCCAACGTATCCCAGGGAGAGCGACCTCTCACCGGGAGTGGTGGAACGTCTAATGGAGGCTCTGAGGTGGTGGAGATGGGGAGTACCGCCTGAGGGAAAGTCACTCTTCCAAACTGAACTCGATGTCTGTGGCGCTTTCGACGATTACTGTGAAGTCATGGGTATCGACAACGGACTCGACACCGCGAAAGCGACACGCGACATGCGGGGACCTACAGAACGACGTGTGAGTCGTTCGATTCCACGGCCTGTCCCTCCACCAGAGCCTGCCCCGATTCTGAAGAAGGTCGTACTCAAGAAGGCCAAAAAGAAGAAGAGCAAAAAGTTCAAGCTCAAGAAGGCGGGATGAGATGTCTGACTTCGACACAGTGCGAGGAGCACTCACCACTCTGGAGGCTTTGAACCAGAAGTCGGCACATCCTGACCTCACCCCTGGTGAACTTCAGCGGACGCTCGGAGCCATCAAGACCGCGAAGAAGCTGGTCATCGAGAGTTACTGTATGGCCCACACTGCGGCCACTATGAAAGAGGATGTCGACCCCGTACGGTTCACCTTCCTCGTGAAACAAACAGCCGAATTTGCGTCCTGTCCTATTGGTCTTGACGTAATCAAACTTCTCTATGGAGAAAGGGAGTACAATGAGCGAACAAGTGAGTGAGTTGGTAGAGACGTGCTATGGCACGAAGCCAGCCGAGGATAGAATCATCCACGTTGACCGTGAGGTGGTGGTGACTCAGGAAAAGGCAGTGCGTGCTGACCCCGAATACGGGCCTGTCGGTTTCGTTCTTCTCCTGGTGGCAGTCATTGGTTGTATCTGTGGGATGTTCATCGGTTACTACACGAAAGGTGACGACGAACCCGAACAGGCTGAGGCGGAAGTTGCAGAAACAACGGACGAGTACGATGACAGCGCGTGCGGTGCGCTGGGCAAGGAGTACTCTGACTACTTTGTCAATATCCACTCGTTCAATGTGGATGCGGTTCGTCATCCTGTTCACGGATGCACACTTGAGGTGAAGCCTGAGCGTCGAAAGAAGTACACTCTCACAGGCAAATACATTGAAGCCTATCTCGCCATGAAGGTGGAGGCGGCGAAATTCCCACAACCGGAGGAGAAGGAACATGACAGCTCTCGCTATTGAAAAACTGAACAGTGTCGCCCACGCGGCGATGGAACCTCGTGGAGTAGGGTCGACCTATTGCGCGGTGAACGCGGTGAAGAACACACCGAGTGCTATCTTGGTCACGCACGACTCTCAATTCGGCGACCGCATTAGCAAGGAGCACAACATCGAGACACGTTCCATTCAGAGTCCTCAACGTCTGATGGGTCACAATGGTCCGATTGTATTCGACCACTATGCGGTGTGGTTCATTTGTGCGGGTGCAATTAAAGCAATCGAGGAGTGGCGAGAGAAGTCAGAGGAGAACGCGCGGTCTGCGGACAAGGAGAGAGCTGAAAAGGTAACCGCTCAGCAAGCAGCCAGTAGTTACATTCAGCGAATCGAGGAACTCGAAAAGGAGGTCGCGCTTCTGAAGACTGACCAACACCGAGTCTGGGAAGACGGACTAATGGCGTCCGATGAGTGTCAGCAGATTGGATTGGATGCTGCTCTTGAAGCGTACGGACCCAACCCGTTTGAAGGAGGGGAAGATGTCGGAGAACAAGCAAGTCAAGGTTGATTGCTGTCCGTTGCTTAAGGACGTCATCAGTCGTCCAAAAGACACGGATAAGCTGGGCCTGATGTTGGACAAAGAGATGCTCACTGGACGCGAGTTCTTACTCATCAGGATGAGAAAGGCGAAGAAGGGCACCTCTGAACACTGGAATGCGGTGTTTGCTGAAGTGAGCTACTGCCCTTTCTGCGGGAAGAAGATAGAGCGGACGGATGGAGGGTGACTGCGGCTTTTGTGGAAAGAGGATACTCTACCTGGGTGCTGGGCATTGTTCCCCCAAGTGCTGGCAAGAGTCGATGAGGTTGAAGGAACGCGGTAAGAAGAGATTCAAATTAAAAAGGAGCAGGCATGAGAAACTTAGTAGTAGCAACGATGATGGTCGGGTGTTCCGCCTCAACAGGAGAAGTCGATGACAGAGAAACAGCGCCAACCGATTCCTTTGGGAAAGTGGACACTGGTGGGAGTGGGGGTGGGTTGCCTCTTCATGACGGCGGTTCATTTGGGGGCGATAGTTCGTCATCTGGGGGCTCTCCGAGCGATGGAGGCAACCCAGGTTTGCCTACAGGCGGTGTCGATTCGAGCGGAGGAACTGACACCGGAGGGACGCACTCAGGAGGTCAACCACTGTCTGGAGGTAGCGGCGGGGGACTGGTAGGCGGAACAGGCGGGGAAACGTCCACAGGAGGCGTCTCAGGCGGTTCTGGCGGGTCCGTGGGGACTGGCGGACAGGTTGTGGATTGCGGGGACCCGTGCGCGGCGACAGAAGGCGTCTTTGATGGCGAGAATGTCGTGCAGCAGCCCATCTGCGGTCCTGTCATCGACGATTGTGACGAAACCGTGTATTGCGGCGAATGCGTGGCTCCTGATTGCTCCCAGGACCCCATCTACCCCGCGTACTGGAACAACCACTCGTGCGATGACCCTGACCTCCCCCACAAGTGGCATTGTGCCGATTTGAGGCTCGTCAAATTCACCCCGTATTGCGAAGTCGCATTCGAGGTCATCAATCCCATCCTGAATCCGGGCTCACCCCACACAGTGATGGAAGGAGTAGTATGTTGTGAGTGACGCTGACAAATTGCAGAACTTCATTGGTACCGTTGAGGCTATCGAGAAAGTGTCCGACAAGGTTGTCACTGTTAAGGTGCGTCGAGTGAACGGTAAGGACCAACCGATGCCTCACGTTATCCAGCTTCAGCTCTCAAAGGGCGAAGTCGAACGATTGGGGATTCGGTACGGAACCGACATCTCTGTTCAGGTGCAGACATGAGGGACTTTCTTACATTCGGCGTGATGTGGTTCTTCTCATGCATCATGGTCGCTTTTTTCTCTCTCGGTTGCGCAGGAGTTGTAGCGACAGGACTCTGGGCTCTCGACTTCATGGAAACGAACCAGTTTAGTCATCTACTCATGAAGTACGGACATCTCGTATTTTTGGCAGTTTCGTTCGTTGTAGCGACCGCTGCCTTTTTAGGACAAAAGAAAAAGGAACACGAAAAATGGCAAACCAACAAATCACAGACCTCAAGCGTACCCACCGACTCAAGTTCGTCATCACGGCACTGAAGGGGGAGGAGGAAATCGTCTTCGAGTTTCCTGGCGTAGCCAAACTCAACGAGTTCTTCAGAGCAACCGACAACGTGCAGTTCTACGGACACAACCGGGATGGTGACGGGTACTACCACTCCAAGGGGGACATCGAGATTAAGGACCTTGACAAGACGTGGGTGCTCAAGGCGAAGCAAGCGGAGGACGGGGATGACACCGGAGAAGGTTGAGGAACTGGTTCGCCAGTATGTTCGCGAAGCTCAGGAGCGCGGACTTGTTCTCATTCATGACCAATTCTTCACCCCTAGTGGGAATGATTGTTGTGGACTCGGGGCCTGTATGCTTGCCAAATACAACTGGAACTTTGAGGACGTCAAGGTCGCACTCTATGAGTTCGTGGAAGAGGACGAAGCGCTCGCAGCCGAGGATATGGATTTCGACGACCTAATGATATTCTGTGCAGGTCTCGCCGCTCAGACTTTTGGGCTAAGCGTGTACGAAATAAATGCGTTCACTAACGGATTCGATGGTTCAAAGATTCCGTCTAGTACCCCGGAATCAAAGCCTTTTTACGAGGCAGGTGCTCGCTTGCGTCATGACTTTTTCCCGGAGGACAGACCGGGTACAATAGATGAATCTCAGCAGGGACAAGCTGAGTCTTAGGAGGTAACAATGTTAAAAGAACTCGTTTTGGGTTTCATTCTCGCGTTGAGGCCCGCGTGGCACGCCGAAGACTGGGACTTGGAGACAAAGGAGGAAAGAGACGCAAGAAGGGAAATGATTGTTGAGGTGGCTGAGGAAGTATCCTTTGAGGGCCACACTGACTTTAACCCAGCGGACAATTTGGCACTCACCTTGATTCTGTGGAAGTTCGAAAGCGGAAACTTCGAATACCACGTTCATGGGAAAGGCGAGAAGTCACCGCTGGGCACACAGGACGGCGGACGTGCTGCCTGCTTGGGTCAGATTCATCGGAATGCGATGAAGGAAGAGGAGTGGCGGAACCTAGCGGGCCGTTCTCGTGAAGCGACCAAGCGTTGCGCAATTCGTACCCAGGAAATCTTCGCCTACCATGCGCGCCGTTGCAAAATCCGGCACAACATCCCCAAGGAGCGTAGGTGGAAGACCAAAATGACGAAGTACGAAGCGTGGGTACTCTTCACGGCGTACGGCAGTGGTTTTCGCTGCGACATGCAGAAGTCGAAGAACATGATTGACCGAATGACGGCTTACGACAACCTGAGGAAGAAGTTGCCGAACCACGTTCCTGTCAAACATGAGGAAAAAGAAGAAGAAGAGAAGGACACTGAGACAGAGAAGTCCTAGTGTGTTACAATTGAACGTCGTCAATTAGACGACACGGATGGGCGCTCTCCATTGAGGGCGCTCACTCCACCTAAAGGTGAAGGAGTAGAAATGGGTAGCTATGTGGTTGTTGCCGAGATTAAGACCGGCAAAGAAGAGAAGCGTTTGGGTCCGTACAGTGAGCGGAAGGCGGAACGTGTCGCTAACATCATGATTGAGCAGAGTGTGGACACAGAGAAGTATACGGTGACTGTGGAGGATGCGAAGTGAGTAGAGGAGAGGCTCTCAACTGTCGCAAGTGTGGAAGAGTCCACCTGCGGATTGTCAGACTGAAACAGAGGACTCCGCGCAACGTTGTGGCGAAGTGGAAGTGCCGTTTCTGTGAGACGTTTAACGCGATTGAGTTCGTCCCACTGATGGAGGCAGGGAAGGCTTCGGTTGAAGACATGAATGGGTACTTGGAAGAACTAGGAAGGGCGGTAGCAAATGGCCGAGGTTGAGGTGGTGAAACTAGACGGAGTAGGTGTTCCGGTCGTCATTACTCGACATGAGGGCGGTGTCCTCATTCTACACTTGTGGGCGGAGATTCAGAGCGCGAACATGCGAAAGTTCCCTGGAGGTAAGGTGTTGCGTCGAGAGGACGGCAAGGTCATCAAACCTGAGGGGTGGACACCTCCTGACATAGAGAGTGCGGTTAAAAGAGACACACTGTGCGCGTGGGCCAGTTACCCAAAGGAGAAGTAGATGGCTTATCAGACGTTACTTAGTTTCTGGGACAAGGAGAGCGGCTTCGTCCGTGTCTTCGAAAGCGTTGGCAGCGACACGTTCGAACTCCGAGACTCCAAGGGTCTGGTGCGGATATGTTGCATGTCCCATCACGACATCATCACTTGGCAGCTCTTCGTCAAAGACGAGACGTGGGGAGAGGACGCGGCGGACCCTCAAGACCTCGACGTCGATGGAGCACTCCTTCAGGCCCATGCGGTGCTCGACACTGATGTGAGCGTGGCGGAAAAGACGCGAGAGGCTCTCGGTGCTCCTCCTGAGAAGAAGACACTCAAGTTGAGGTCGTCATGATTGTGGAGGCGATTGAAGATGCACTCTTTTTGTTCGCACTCTGTGCGCCACTGGCAGCGTACATCGTGAAGGTGTTCCTATGAAACGAAGAACAGCACTCCAGTCCATTCTCGCACTCTCTGCCATACCTGCGGTTCCTCCCGTCATTGGGAAGATGGGACCAATCGGTGAACCAGTGAAGTGTTTGAGTATGGCAGACATCCAAAACGCTGTGCGTCAGCTTGAGGAGAACAACGTTCCACCATCTCCCGATGGGATGTACACGTTGGTTGTCCCAGGCTCGCTCTATGCGTCTCCTGTGGTGGGTAACTGCCACATCATCCCTTACGACTACCCCAACGAAGACTGATGACTTACGAATCACTAGAAGAGATTGAGGTTGACGGAAAGACCTACAGCATTCTGGCACAATGCCAAGGGTGGATGCTGGTCCGAGACATGGACGGTATGGAACAGTATGTTGGCCCCAAGGACGCTGACCCTGCTGACTGTCCCGTCACCGAACTGATGGAGAGGAGAGGCGAGCGATGACAGATGAACAGATAATCCGAGCGGTGATTGGCCTCACCATGTTGGTCGCAGGCTTCGGTCTGGGAGTGACTTATTGTTTCTTTCGATTTGAGCGGCGACTCAAAAAGCACTTACCAGAGAAGGAGCATCTCGTGGTTGCTCCGGTGCCTTCTCCTAAGCGGACGTTCTGTCCGAGGTGCGGGAATACAGTTGACCTTAAAGACTGCGACAAATGCGGATGGAAGCAACCCGATGACGTCCAAGGCTAGTCAACTTGCCTTTAATAAGTCCGACTTCGTAGCGATTAGTGAGGACTTGAAAGCGCGAGGGAAAAACATCTCACCTCAGCAAGTGGAGGCAGCGTGGCGGCAAATGGTTCGGCACGCACGAAATATGACTCCTGAGCAAGTTGAGGAAATGAAGAAACGGGTCGTCGATGACGTAATGAATCGATTGAAAGAGAAAGGAATACTGAAATGAAGGTGCAATCTAAAGTTTTACCAACACCGGCCAACAACGGTGAACCTGAGTCTACTGTCGAATTGTCTGAACTCTATTCGGGCATGAGCATCAAAACTGAGAATGGCGTGTTCCACGTCTGCGAACGAGATGGTGGGCTGGAAATCTGCTTCAACGGTGGACGCTGGTATAGGTGGGTGAGTGCGTCTGGTCCTGAGCCTATCCCTTTCGGCGACCACCTACCCAAGGCGGAAGAACCAGACGGACAAAATGGAGGGTGAGCCTCTCTCCTACAAACGAGGGTTCCGTCGGCTGCATTGGGATAAGCGTGGTCGACGAATAGCGCGGTTCGTAGACGGTAGCGTGTGGCGAGAGACATGGAACCGTGACCCAACACCATATCGAAGGCGAATTACCTTGGAATGGGAGTGTATTCATCCACCCAAAGAAGTGATATAATTCAATTAGGAGAACAAAACAGATGTTGCGAGTGAAACACATCATTGCCGCCCTTCAGAAGTGCGACCCCGAGGCCAGGGTGTGGGTGGGTAAGACCAAGAAGAATAATCGGTTTGACGTACTAGGAGCCAACTGCGTTGTCCCATTCGATGATATGGGTGAACCTCAGGTGCGTATCGTCTTCGATGAGCGGCTTGTTGGCGGCGAAGCCTCAGGCATGAACGGCCAAGACAATGGGTAGAGGCTGGGGTAATATGCGGCGCCACAAGGCGAACCCGAACTATTCGACAAGTAGGCGTCACAAGGACATCACAGTTGGTCCTGCCAAAGTCGAACATAGGATTTACGAGGACGGCCATGGTGAGGTCTGGACCGTCAATCAACGAGGTCAGTCTCTGAAAACCAAGTCCTACGGTGAGGCGTGGCAGTTTCGTCCTGGCTCCCTCATTCGGCAGATGTATGAATTCAGGGACGAGTTGAAACGTGGTCGTTAAGTTCTATGACAAACTCGCCCCGGTCTTTAAGGGCATCTCGGTTAAAGGCAAGAACGACCGGATTCTGATGGTCGATGGCGTAGTGGTAGCAATCAATGGAGAGAGAAGAATGAACGGCGATACTGCGAGGAAGATGGATGCGCTGGTCCGCAAGTGCAACGTGCATTTCAGCTTCAAGGCGTACATCCACGACCTGGAGAAAGCGGAGTGGGGTAATCCGTACTGGGGCGCTCTTTGGGAGGACGGAGTAGGTGACAGTTGTGGGCGTCTTGCGGAAAAACCGGGAATTGAGGAACACAAGTTAGTGGCTCTCGTCGACAGGGTGTACGATGAGCTGCTCGGTTCCGTACCCGAGGACATTCAATCCAAAGTGAAAGAGTAGATAATGGCATACTACGTTTGTTTGATGAAGAAGCCTTCGACCAAGAAGGAGAAGACCAGGATGGTGAAACATGTTGGTCCGATGTCGTTGGCTAAGGCGAAGCCGTTCCAGGATTCAGTCACGTTCGATGCGGACAAGTTCAGTCTGGTCATCAGGAAAGAAGACCACATTGGCGCGCACGAGTTCTCTGGCAGCAAGGAGACGCAAGACGACCCTGAGATGAAGCGACCTGCGGCGGTGACGATTACCAAGGGGAGAGGCAAAAAGAAGAAGGTCACTAAGGTAGCCATCCCTAAAAAGCGTGTTCAGAAGAAGCGACGACCGAAGAAGGTCGACCCAGATGAGGGGCCCCGTGGAAAGGGTGGCGCTCCTGGCGGACAGGTTGGTGACCCACCTCCCGTAGACAAGGACCCTCCTGGTCAGTCTAAGAAGGCTACCAAAAAGAAGACCACGAAAAAGGCAACCAAGAAGGCGTCGTCGAAGTAATGGACCCTTGGGAGGAACTACTCAACGAATACGCAGATGCTCAACGTCTGGGCGACGTTGTGCTGGTAGTATCTGGGAGCCGATTTGGGGGCGTGGCATTGCTCGGTTCCGAAGAGAATCAACTCATTGCGTACCATGTGATGACAATGGCAGGAGTTCCTCCTGAGCAGAAGAGATGACAAAATGAGCGACGACAATGAGAACAACGTAGTTTCGTTAGACTCAGCCAGGCCACACATGCGAGGTCCGGCGAAGTGTTTGAACTGTGACCACGAATGGGAGGCTGTTGACCTCGTTGGTTCTCAGATTCTCGAATGTCCCGAGTGTGGTTTAGACAAAGGAATCTGGGCAGCTCTCAATCTTCCCAAGGAGGGCGACCTCGTTTGGACGTGTAACGGATGTGATGGAATCTACTTCTTTCGCGTCTCTGGTGAAGGATGGATGTGCGCAACCTGCGGTCTGACGCAGGAAGGCGTTCATGACGATTGACAAAATAAAAGGAAACAACATGGAAGACCTAGAAACGAAAAAAGTACCTGGCGGTAGGGCGGTTGAGCTGAGTGACAACATCGACTTTGCGGTCATTCGATTGGGTAACACATATCGACTCTGCTTCACTGACCGAGACGATGACACGCTCATCAATGAACCTGACTTGGGTAAGGCTGACTTGTCCAAAGTGTCTCGTTTCATCGAGTACATGAGGACGCTCTGATGCCTAGGGAAGAGTTGTGGGAGTTCAAGGTACGTCTGGGCGAGGCGTGCGGACATGAAGAGGTCGCTAAGGTTTTGCGAGAGCTGTTCGACCACACCGGGGAGGTAGAGGAGTGCAGCAATGCTACTTCATTCAACGACTTCGACAAGAACCTGAACATCTGCGTGATGGATAGGGAGTAGCGATGTTTGGTAACCCAAAGCACATCTTCGTCGATTATCCCGGCATCCTCCGACACAGTGAGTGGCCAAAAGAGTCGTTTCAGAGGAGTCTCGCGAACGTGAAAGAAGTGATGAATCCAAATCCCTGCACTAATGATGGTCCTTTTGTTGTGGAACACTTCGTTCACGATGAGTGGCATTGTCGTCAGGTCAACTGCGCTATGGGAGGAGAGTTCAACACCAAACTTGCGGAGTTGATGAAGTTTCAGCCGTATCAACTTGAGATTCTGAAGAGCCGCGACCCGGCCCGCTCGCACTCCTTTTCCCTTCCGCGAGAATTTTTTGGACCATTGAAGGAGTGACACAATGAGTAGCGACTATAAGGACCATAAGGACGCGAAGCCTCTCACTGTGCTGGTGAGCGAAGGACTTCAGGGGGACGTGGTGAAAGACGAACCTCTGAACGTCATTGACGACAGGACGGCTGCACAGAAGAGGGAGGCGAACACTGCGTGGAAGTACTACTCGAATCAGCCGTTCCGAATGTTTGCGGACAAGATTCTGGAATATGCGAGAACCCTTGGGTACAGCGATGACGAATTAGAGCAGGTCTTTGAGGCTGCGCGAGAGAAGCGAAAGCGCGACTCTGAGAACTTTCAGACGTTCAAACGAGAATGGGGTGCGGATGCGGTCATTGGTGTAGATGAGGGCAAGGGGCCTGATGAGAGCGTCGAGGTGAGACTCTATCCACACAGTTGGAGTAGGAGCGAACATCACCAAGGGTGGGAATGTAACCGTTGTGGCGAGTTCTTTTCTGAGTTCGATGCTTCAGCAAACGGGATGAGGCCCGAGTTCGGGTGTAAGGACCACTGATGGCGAAACCGACTTTTGATGAACTTTTGGAGCGAAGCAGTTTGGGTACTCCTGAAGTGAAGGCTGCCCGAGCGAGCGTTTCAGATGAACAGGTACAGCGAGTACTGCGAAGAGCGGATGAGTTGAGCGCCGAAAAGAAAGGAAACAATAAGATGGATGTGTGGACAAACGATATTGACTGGTTCGTGGCTGAGAGCGAGGAGCACGCTCGCAAGATTCAACATGAGATGGGTTGCGAGGACCAAGACGAGGAGTGGAGGAAGGAACCGGACGACCTCGTGCTCAGCTCTCACTACATTGATGGCTGGTATGCGGGAGGGGAACAGCGTCCCTACCCCAAGTGGGTGGACGACGAGGCTGAGGCGCGTGCTGAGAAGTTCGATGCTGAGGTGAGTGATGAGGAAGCGACCTACGTTGTGTGGGCTCCCTGTTGGATGTGGGCCAAGTACGAAACGGGTTGTTTCAGGAGTACCGAGATATGAAGTGTAGAGGGTGTGGAATCTGGTTCGTGGGGATGGAGGCTGAGCGTTGTCGTGAATGTTCGACCGTTCACAGTTTCAAACTCTACTGTGTGGGTGTGCTAATCATTGCAGTCAATTTGGCAATTGCGACTGCGTTTAAGGTGTGGGGATGAAACGGAACGTGAAACTGAAGAGGCAGCTTCGTAGGAAGGTTGCTGAACACAAGAAGACCATCATGTTGTGGAGAGGGACTCACTACGTCTGGGAGCGGTACAGTTCGTTGGCCCGCCATCAGATTCGACATGCGAAACACAGGATTGGGAAACTGGAAGCGATGGCGTCCAGGTTGTAGGGGACAATATGATTCGATTGTTTTGTAGGCACGACTGGGAAGTGCGAGTGAAAACGAAAGCCTCTCCATTGGAGTCAATCAGGGGAGGCGACCCTAGGTTCGTTCGTGAAGCGATTGAGGCGATGAATGGCTCCACGTCTGTGGTCATGACCTGCAAGAAGTGTGGGAAGGTCACAACACAGACCCTACCAGGGATAGAGATGACGAAATGAGTGAACTGAAACCGTCAATGCAGTCTGAGAGAGACACACCTCTGTTGGTGTACCATGGTCGTGAGTTGTCAGATGAGACGAAGGCAGCCCTACTCAATGCACACGACTTCGGTTGGTGCGTCACTGTCAACACCAAGTCCTACGAGCTTCTCTCTGAGTACGAGATGCTTGAGTACCGACGTGATGGGTGTCTATACGGACTGAAGTCCGATGCGTGGGAGCTAGCGCGAGGATACAGGCAGGCTTTTCCTCGTCCAGAGTACGAACCCACATTCAGACGCGAATGGGACGGGTCTGTGGTCGACCCTCCGATTGTGGACGAGAAGAAGGCGCTTAGGTCAATCAGCGTTCTTGAGTGGGCTGCGTTGGTAGTGGTGGGCGTACTACTGTGGTGGGTGACAAAGTGAATCACCTCGTTATTCTGTACAGACCAGAGATGATGGCCCTCTGGTGGAAGGCGCGAAACAAGAGGTCGGCTCTCAAGTTCGCGAAGAAACTGAGAGACACGAAGCCTGGTAGAGTGGTCTGCGTAGCGAAGGTTAACCCAAGGACCAGTGGGCTAGAGATGCGACTCAGCAGCACTCCGCACATCCTTCTCAACGACGAGTCTCCTGAGTTGTGGAAGTGGTGACTAAGTGAGTTACAGCAGTTTCACGCACCAGTGGACTGATGGAGAGCGAATCAAGAACATCCGAACCCAGATGGGTCTGAATCAAAGAGAGTTCGCGGAGAAGATGGGGTGCTCCCAAGGGGCGGTTTGCCAATGGGAGAAGAACCAAAAACCACCAAGCGGAACAGCGATGAAGTTGGCAGTTCTGTTGTTGCAGATTCACAATGGCGTGTTGGTACGAGTAGGAGAGTGACAAAGTGAGACAAGTGAATTTATTCGTATCTGAGAACGAAAGGCAGGCCTTCTACAAGTGGTTGGACAAGATGGGTATTTCTGACACTTGGGGTCTGTTGTCTGGGTCAATTGGGGAACGAAACAAGAGGCTGCTTCGTAACTGGAGGGCGGCGAGAATGAGGTGCGAGGAACCGAAAGTGGATTACTCGTGAGCAGGTTGACTAGAAAAGAAGTGATGGAACGAATCAACTCTGTTGAGTCCATCGGTACGCCCTGTGAGGACGATAGTCAGTGGAGTCGCAGTGTGTTGGTTGACGAAGAGACTCTACTCACTATTCAAGCACTCGGTGGGTACAATGTCGGAAGCGCAATTGTTCGTTGCGGTGGTTGTGAGATTAAGGTCAATGGAAAGTTCGTTGAGAAGGCGGTCAGACACGCAGTCATGTGGAGATTGATTCTGAAAGGAAACCAAGATGGCGAACAAACTTGAGGAGTACACAGTCAGGGTCCTCCATGACAGGACGGAAAAAGTGAGTCAGGTCACTTTACTGAAAGATGGGAAGCCCGTTGTAGCGAGTGGATGGAACAAGCATTGGGACCATGACCCAGAATACAGTTCTCTGATTGAGCAGGTTCACAGAATGACTGAAAACGAACCCATGGAGGAGGAGTACCAAAATGACTGACGGCAGAAAGATTGGCATGTGGAACAATGCGACTGTTCAGGTTCTTAGACACGGAAACGAATATCAGGTTCAGAAGTTCGTTGAAGGCAAGTTAGTGTACGTCTCAGAGTGGGAAGAGATGGATGGAGAGCAAAACGGTGTCTCCCAAAAACCGTTCAGTCTCTGTACGAGGAAGGTAACGAAGTGAACCAATACGAAGAATCCACCCAAGGGGACTAAACCCAAGGCGCGGCCCCCGGAGGGACAGAATGGACGAACGAAAGGAGGACCTAGAATGAACAAGTACTAATACCCGACACCAGTAGGAATAGACATAGAGAGGAAGGCCCTTTTACCAGAGTAGGTAGAGGGGTCTTTCTGCCTATAAGGACCCCTATATAGAGGGCGGAAATAAACGTGGTACAAGTGGTCGAACCTACAGCAGAATAAGTAATCATGAATAAGTGAACAAACTCACTTCCAAGGGAGAATCCTACCCCTCACATATAGGGAATCTATCCCACCCCCAAGGAGGAATACCACGTCCCATTTTTATTAGGCCCGTTTTCAGGGACCATATGCACTGATAGGCTGAAATGAAACGGTTCACTTCCAGAGGTAGGCACCAAAAGGGGCCTTCTGAGAGGGGGTTCTATAGACGGGGGCGCAAATAAGGGGGTCATATAGAGGCGCGCTCCCCAAAGAAGTGAATAGAATGACTTACCTACAATGGGACAACACACCATAGGGACACTATCCACCACACATGAGGACGCCCATAC